ACGGTGAACGCGAAGATGTAGAAGCCGAGTTCGGCTACCTCTTTCATCGCGACAGCAGGAAGTGGAGTTCGTTGGTGTGCAGGATCGCGATGAGTGCTGCTTCCTGGGTTGGGAAGCTGCCGAGTTCACGCGATTGCCCGTCGTCGGTGATCATTGCGCGCCACAGGCCGCTCATTGGTTCGGCCAGCATGTGACCGAATCCCTGCTCGTGCCATTCGCCGTCCACCGAGGATTTGAGGAATACCTCGAAATCGTTCTTGGTGTCCGGCAGGGGGCGTATGCCTACGCCAATGTACTGTTCGGGTTCAGGCATTGCGCATCGCCTTCAGGATCTGCTCGCCTTCGGCTGTGACTGCCACGCCGATGCCGAACAGCGGTGATCCGTGCTCCTGGCGGTAGGACCAGACGACGTTTCCCGGTGCCCACAATCCTGTGCGCTTGAAAGCGGCGTCTACCCACGGTTGCGGGAGTGCAGTGTCGATGCCCGGCCCATCGAGGCCACGCATCCGTATTGCTTCACCGTGCGTGAACTGCTCGCCGATTGCAATGCTTGCACTGATATCGGCGGGCGTTGCCGGGAAGTACGGACGCGCGTGCTCAGCCAGTATGTACTGGCGCGAAGTTGTCATTAATGACCTCCAAGTTTTGGTGCGTTATTTTACATGCTCAAGCATGCAACACGCAACGAAGATCTCTCTTCGCTGCGTGCGGCTAGCGGGTGAGCTATCGCTCAGACATTTTGGTAGAGCGTATCGATGATCAGCCACGTGTCGTCCACGTAGCGGGCGAGGCGGATCACGTCGGGCCGGTAGTGGCGGTAGTAGCCGCCGCAGCAGTCGTGTGCGTGAGTGCAGTGGTACGGCTCGAAGCGCTGTGATTCGTTGGCGAATTGCTTCACCTGATCACGCGTGCCACGGGCTGACCAGATCTCGCGCACCGTGTCGCCGCTGCGGTTACAGACGTTACCGATGCTTTCGAGATCGAGTTGTGCTTCGGTTTTCATCGGCGGCGCTTGCTGGGCGCGAGCGTCCACGTGCGCGGCAGTGCCAGTTGTTGTGCTGGCTGGCGCTTACACGTGCTCATGAATGCACACATGTTGTGGAGGATGCGAACGTGGCGGGCGATTACTCGCTCGTCGTCGTCAATGTCATCCTCGAACAATACGTGTGCAACACGATTGCGGGCGTCGTCGTTGGTGTCACCTGGCTGTGCATCGTACCGCTTCATGACAATGTTCACGGTGCCGTTGTTATACGGCGTGCAAACAATGTCGATGAACGGCTTCGATGAAGGATGCCATTGCATGTTGCGCAGTGGCATCAGATGAACACCGTGGGGTTTTCCCAGTACGCGGCGCGCTCTGCGAGCAGATTCAGAACGTCGCGCTTTGTGTGCGTATCGTTCCACACCGACGTTTCGACATCGAGGCCGAGCAGTTGCTGCTCGAAGTTGACGTGCCAGCCGCCGGGTAGTCCGCTGACGCTGCCGAACATCTCTTTTTCGGCCCGCACGATTGCGTAGAGCAGGCATGCGGGAGTGTCCGTTTTCTTTTCGGTGATTCGCGTGCGCCCGTGACCGGGCATACGGAACCATCCCTTTTCACGGATGATCTCGGCGGCGCGATTGCAGAGTGCAGCGTTCTGGGCTGCGGTCGTGGTCATTGGTTTGTGACTCCTGAGTGATGTTTGCTGCACACGCAGCGGCAAGCCGATGAGCGTGACTCATCGGCTTTGCGCCGTGGGTGAGTTACTGGGCGTTGTGGCGGTCCAGGTGCGCTGCCATTTCGTGCATGAATTCGATCGTGCGCTTGATTCGTGCGCGATCAGCGAGTGTGCGGGCGCTTTGCTGGAGCGCTGCGGCGTGAACCTCGACTGCCCACTTCCACGTGGGGTTCATCACCACGTAGTGGGATGCGGGTAGTTCGGTGCAGTCGCAATCCGTGCTGTCGTGAGCGTCAAGCATGGATGAGTGTCCTGCATGCGCAAGCGCATTTGAGTTCGGGTTCCACGTCGTTGACGCATTCGTGCGGGTCGAGTTGATCTCCCGCCGTACGCATGGTGTGGGCTTGATCCTCGTAACCGAGGATGCCCATGTCATACGCGGCGGTTACACACTCGTCGCATACTTCTACGTCCGGCATTCGTGGGCCTCGATCACTTCAGCCACCGCGCGCCGTAGTTGCTCGCTTGTGGTGGTGAACATGGGGAGCCAGGTCGATGCGCTGCATGCTGCTTCGTGGCGCACTTGGACGTAATGCCGTCGTGTGCGTGATCCCGGTGGGGTATCGAGCGGTTCATGCAACGTGATCTGGTACCCGTGGTACTGGTACACGTTCCCGGTTCGCGGCGTTTGCACATTGAGTGTGAACCCGCGCGCGGGGCTGGCCGATTGCATTGACGATCTCCTCCGTGTGTGGTGTTGGTACACAAGTGTACCGCACGGATGCCTGCCAACACTGATCTGCGTTGGCAGTGAATCCGTGCGTTATACCGGTGTCGGTGTGTTGCGCTCCATGCGTAGGAGCGCCTCGATTGTGAAGCCCAGATCCGCCTGCTCGCAGAGCGAATTGCAGTAGGTGAGCTTGAGGGATGCGTGCGACTTGTTGTAGTCGTACGCGCCATTGCAACGCTTGCAATGGCGTAGTGGGATGCGGGCATCCTGCATGGTTAGAGTCCTTTCGCTTTTTGTGTGGCGATGAGGATTTCGTTGACCTCATCGGATGTGCGGTAGGCGGCTATGCCGTCCGGCCCCGTGGGTACGCCCTCGACTTCGTGAGTGGAGAACTTGGTGCCGATCGTGTGTCCAGTGGCGACCTCGTAATTGCGGTGGCCGTCGCTGTACAGCAGCCTGCACGATACTACGCTCACGGTGTAGCCGTTGTCGTAGTGAATCCGCGCGGCTGTGCAGCCACCGAGTGGGTGGCTGCGATGTTCACCGAACTGCGCGAGCGCAATGTCGGTGACACCATAATTATCCATGACTGTGGTCCTTTCGCTTTTTGGCGTACCGCCAGCAAGTGGGGCACAACGCGACTGCAAATGCAATCGTGGTGGCTATCGCGCGGTTACAACAATCGCACAAATAGAGCCTCCTGGGTGTGGTGGGCGTAGGGCCGGTGAGCAGGTGTGGATCAACCGGACGTGGTTGCGTCTCGGTTGTTGTGTGCTGCACCGGCCCCGTGCCGATTGCGATTGCGAGTGCTGCGGTTACAGCGCTGCGTGGTGGCGGTGAGATCTAGCAGTCTCACAGCCACCACGCAGCGGGCGATCTAGGTGATCGCCGCGCCGGGGTGTGGCTAGTAGGCGAGCGCTTGGGAGAGTGCGGCCTGAGCGTAGAGGATGATCGTGGCGACTATCGTCGCCAGTACGAACGCTCCGAATAGTGCGTGCCAGATCATGCGGCGTGGTTACCTTTGAAACGCCGTACCTGCACGCAGGTTTCCCCGCGTACTTCCCCGCAATATTGCGGGCGCATCAGCGCGGGCAGTTCCCATGTCCACGACGCGAATCGTCGTAGCGGGACGGCCTGACAGAACGAACAAAGCATAGAGATCTCCCGTGTGGTGTGGCGCGATTGCAGGTGCAAGATTTGCGAGTGCAAGCACGATCTGCGACTGCAAGCGCGATTGCGATTGCAAGCAGAGATCGTGGGGTGTGGTGTCACACCCTGTGGAGGGGAGATAAAGTTGCATGGGGAAATGGCGCCCCTCCGCTCGGGGCGCCTTTCCTGCTAGAAACGCGAGCTACGCGTTACCGGTGCGGTGGCTTTGGCCGCCTTTTCTACCAGCGTGATGATCACGCCCGCCATAACACGCTCGACCGAAATAGCTCCGGTGCGGGCGTCGCGGTACTCGACAACGTTGTCCGAGGAACGGAAATCGACCCGGAATTGACCCGGTGCGCTTCCAAGTTCCACCGACGCGGCGAGCGCGGCGCGGCTGAAGATGTGCCGCAATTGGTTGCGGTCACCTTCGTAGATCGGCTCAGCGCGTACCGCCGTCTTGACCGTGGGGTCGTCCGCGAAGATCGGCCATGCGCGAAGGGTGACTTTGCCAGCGGTTTTGGCGCTTGCAAGCACGGTGCGTGCAAATTCGATCTGGCGGGCGTCCGCGGAGCCAGAGGCTTCGATGAGCGCGAGCAGGTCTACAGCGGGGGCGGTAGGGGCGGCCGCAGCCACCCCCTTATCGAGGGTGGACTCGGCCATGCTAGGGCAAAACCTTTCTGCCGCGTGCGTACGCGGTACGTGGGGCCGCCCCCGCGTGGGGCGGGGGTGGCGGGGGCGGGGGGCCGTGGCCCCTTGGAACTTCCTCATTGTAACAAAATATTCCTTGATGTACGCTCGTTATGTATCCAAGTCGATCTTCGCGCAAAGCTTAACACTTCGTAGTTATGTCAACGTCCGTAGGTTCACGGGGTGACATAATAGATCGTTGTGTGAGGGGGTGCCGACAGATCCCTTCCATAACGTGTACTAGACTTATGTCAAAATGAACGTATATTCACTGGATTATGTCACCCCACGAGTCTGGAGATGACATAAGGTATGTGAGATCCGAGCACACATCGGATCCGAATATGGTGGGGTGTGCGTTCGGATCTGAGTCTGGGGGTGACATAAGTTTTGACGGATCAATATGGGGCGCACAACGCGTTATGTGGACACCCTCTCACAGAGAGACATAACGTTGGTCGATCATATAGACATAAGTATCTTGACATAACGCGCATGGGTCCCACTCGTTATGTCAAGCGTGGTGTGTAGTTCACCAGGAGAACAATCCGAGTACGATTTTCAAAACCGAGATAATCGCCCAGGGGCGCATATATATTTTTGCAAAAAATCCAAATTGATCGCCTAGAGCGGGCCGGCCCAAAATGCATGTTCGCGAATCGGTCAGTCCAGGAGATATAAGGAAGCCCTCATGACTCATTCACCACAAAAATGAATCATGAGGGCCAAAGGAGAGCGCGAGCGTGTCTCGGGGGAGGTCGTTACTCGTCGCAATACAGAGTATAGTTCACGGGGGCACCTATTGTCAATAGGCTACTCCGTAGTATAGACAGCTTCTATGGAGCCAGGAATGTCTACAACGGCGTCTACGGAGTTGTAAACTGTTTACAAAACGGCCTTTTAGGTTCAAACCCGAACCCGCCTCGTATACAAAACCCCTTTCTAGGTTCAAACCCGAACGCCCCTCGTATACAAAACTCTTTACCTTCGGCCAAAAACCCATACACCGACGCATAAATATGCATAGACGCCACCCGCAGTCCCGTCATATAATTGCTCTGCGCAGCAGCCAAGAAATGATCGAGTAGCTTACGAAGTAAGCAACGAGTAGGATTAAGGAAGCCTCGGGAAGTCACCCGTATCAGGACGCTGATCGGACCACTCATTCCTAGAGGCCCAGCGGTGGCACTGGCCGGTCGGGGGCACCCGACCGGCCCAACCCGCAAGTTCATCACTGCCTCAATACCGATTCTCGATTGCGCGTTGCCAACACCAAGTGGGCATGCTATTATAGAGGCGTGGAAGTTAACGCTAAAGATGCCCTCTGCCCCGGCTGCGATTGTCCCTTCACTGAGCACTATGCGTCAGTTGCGGGACCGATCCGCTGTACGAGCGTTGGCATGATCATCCTGGGCACCTACACCCGGTGTGATTGCCTCGACTACGTCAGCGCCGCCGTATCGCGGCACCGGAAGCGGGTCGCGGACTCACTCGAACTTCACAAGCAACGCGTCGATCACATCTTGCGGAGGTTTCGGAACTAATGATTAGCGCACAGGAGCAAGCCGTACTTCGCCTGATCGAGCACAACCCCGGCTTCACCAAGCATCAACTTGGGGCCGGAACCCGCCTCATGGTCCCGTATCCCCGCATGGGCCGGATACTTGATCGTTTTCTTGAGCTTGGCTACGTCCAGGTCGCGCGAAACACGCCAACTGAGAAGCACGGCTACTTCATCACCGACGCCGGCTGCGATTACCTCAATAACGTTGAGCGCGTCACCGAGATGCGACGGTAGCCATGCGGACCATCTTCGTACTTGTCATTATAGTGGCTATGCTGCCGCTCGTGGATGTGAGCGCCTATAACCTACATCCCCACAAATTCCCGTCCGGCTGCATCACGCACTCGGGGGATGCCAACAACGAGGTGGGTGCGGCGCTGACTGAATGGGGCAAGTACGCCAATATTCAGGACTGCGGGCCGGGTAATCAGATTACCTACACACTCGTAGATGGGCCAATGTATCCAGGCACCACGGTACGGGCCGAAGCTAACGCCAACGTCGTCAATAACGTCACCATCTCGTGTGCCATCACTGCCGACCGCGTTACCGGCATCCGATTCGAGACAACGATTCACGAAGTCGGGCACTGTCTTGGCCTGCGCCACTCGGATGATCCGTCCGCTAACATGACGCCGAAGTGCTGCAATCCTATTAACAGCGACGACATCGCGGGCATACGCGCCTTGTACCCGTATCCGGTAACCTCGACACCAACCTCGACACCGCGCCCGACGATTACGCCGTCGCCTAGCGCCACCCCAACCAATGTGGTACCATTCATCCCAACCTCTACACCAACGTATATACCCACGATGGTGCCAACATCAGTACCGATCGCGCCGCCTACGCGATGGTACCGGCTATTCGTTCCGGCGGTAGCGTATCGGTGATGACCTTATCGGTATTGAGGCAGTGATCCACTGATTAACAAGGCAAACGGTCCAGAACCCCTGTCAGGTATGGAGTACGGAACCGGGCCGCGCAATCAGGAGACAATGCACCGTTAGCTAGTCACTGCGGTAATGATCACTGCCTCAATACCGATAAGGTAGTTACCGAAGTGCCGCAGGCGCTGGCGATACGTGGATGCCGGGTTGACAATACGCATATTTATGCTATATAATGTACTTGGGGCCGGAAACCGGCCATCCAAGGAGTACGCACCACGATGACCCAGGACCAACAATTCTTGCGCTGGCTCCACGCCCGCCTACGCGACCAGCACGCCGAGAATCCCAACTACGACTACATGCAGAAGCTCATCGCCATTGCGGAGGCGTTGCCCGAAGGCGTCGATACGCCGGTCATGTCGCCGGTGCCAAGTGAATCATACTATATGCCGCCAATCAAGCTCAGCGATGGCGAAGTGCTCATCGCGCTGAGCCGCAAGGAGGCCCGTCGCATTCACAAGGCGGCAGATACGCTGATGTGGGCCATCGGGATGTCGCCCGCCTTCGTCAAGAAGCCGAAGAAAGCCAAGACCAAGTTCGCGGGGAACCCGGTCATCTTTGATGAGGCCGTAGATCCCGACGAAATCGTGTTCACCAACGATGAGTACAGCATCAAGGAGACGTACGAGCCAGCCGCCTACCCGTTCGAGTCGATTACCACGGAGATCCCGCTATCGGACCGGGTCGCGAAGCTGATGATCGACGCGATGAACAAGCGCGAGGACAAGGTGGCGCGTAAGGCCGAAAAGCGGCTGAAGAAGAAACTCGCGGATACGCCGAACGTCAACTCATTCGCGGAGCCAATCACTGAGCCGCCACGTCATGATGAGGGCATGCCGCCCACGGCTGCGGATCGGGCGTTCAAGCACTTCCAGTCCAATCTCCAGGCCCGCAGCGTCAACGAACTCGGCATCGAGATCCACACGCTGGCGAAGGAGAAGGGCTGGTACGAAGATGCGGCCCTTGAGCGCCTCATTGACGACCTCGACGCCCTACACAAGGAGAACGGTGGCGTCAGCTTCGTGATTGAAGGACTAATCCGCCAGCACTGGCCCAAGCGGAACCTCGGTGAGCAGCTTTTCCTCATCGTGACGGAGCTTGCGGAAGCCTTCGAGGAGTATCGGGCCGGTCGCCCGATCAACGAGGTCTACGAAGATGGTGGGAAGCCGGAAGGCGTCCCGGTCGAAATTGCCGACGCCATCATCAGGATCCTGGACCTGACGGAGTACCACGGCATCAAGATGGGCGAGGTGATGCGCCAGAAGATGGACTTCAACGCCACCCGGCCCCACCGCCACGGAGGCAAGTTGGCATGAGCACGCAAGTAGATCCGCGCTTTGAGGTGCGGAGTCATCAAATTAAGGGAAAGCGGCTTGAGTTCTTCAAGCTGTACGCGCAGGGGCGCTCTTATCGCGAAATCGCCGATGAGATGGGTTGCGCCCTCGACACCGTGAACAGCTATTATCGGGATGTGTGTGGCATCCTGTATACGACGAACTTGCGCGCCGTGGTGATGCAGGTCATGTATGACTTGCTGGAGGAGGTCCACGTCGGCTGGGATAACATGGACTTCGGGTTCGGCTCCACGGATCTGCCAGGATTCGCGCCCTGCTACTACCTTGAGGACAAGATCCTGGAGGATAAGGGCGCATGAACAGGGAACGACTACAGTGGTTGGCAAACAAACACCGACTGTGTCACTGCAAGCTAGCTATCCACGGGGTGGAGCCGCATTGCCGGGAAGATGGCAAACTGTGGCCTTGCAGCGACTCCGAAATCATCGCCTTGGCACTGGAGGCTGAGCGGCTGCGAGCGGCACTGGATGGACACCACGCAGCGTGGGCTACCAAGTGGGAGAACTGTTCAATCTGTCGCGCCCTCGCAGGCACGGGGGCCAAGAGTGGGTGAACTAAGCGGCACCGGGTTCCAATTGAACGAATCGCGCAGGAGGTTGGAGGACAACGGCTGGCGGGATGACCGCATCGAGGCGCTGGAGTTGGAGGCTGAGCGGCTGCGAACGGCACGACGAATTGCTGAGCGATACGCCCACTGTGACGCCAACAACAATTTCATCAAGGCGGTTCGAGACGAGTTCATCGCTGAGTTCTACACAGACGACGACTCGATCTGGGAAGAGGACGCCCTCGCGGGCACGGAGGCCAATGTAGATCGCCTGACAGAGGTTATCGAGCGCGAAGGCTGGGAGGATACAAAGCGATGACTGAACCGCTTACGGCTGAGGAACTGCGGAGGCTACGGTCTGATACGGAGGCTGGCTATACCGCGAAGGCACCTACCGTCGCGGCGTTGCTTGCCACCATCGACGACCTGGAAGCGGAGGCTGAGCGGCTGCGCGCTAGGTTGTCGGATGCTGAACGGAATCTCGAAGACGCGGGGCGCTGGGCTAATCAGGCACGGAACCTATGCGCGTCGATTGTAGGAATGGCAGATGCATACAAGAGTTACAGCGCCCTTGCGGGCACGGGGGCCGAATCGGTATTGAGGCAGTGATTAACGGATCAGTTTGGCCTCTGCATCCAACCTGTCACAGCAACGGCCTGTGGGTGCGCCAAGTATACTGGAGCGACGAGGAATCCCAGATGGACGGGGTGATGCGCCGCTGGTGCAGCTTTTGCCGCGGCCTCCATCCCGGCGACCTCATGGATGCGCTAGCAATGGGGGCGGGGCTAACGTGCGCGGTCCAGGATCCCTATAAGTACGGGATGATCGTGGGCCTGCCGCCGCAAATGTTGCGCTTTTGGCCGCAGCATCTAGATGACGTGGGATGGGGCGACGGGGTGCGAGAATCGTTGCTAGACGCGATTAAGGCGGTCAGCGGGTACTGGTTCGAGTTCGGTACCGGTACCGTTCGTTGGGGACGAGGGCCGCGTTCAGCTAGCGCTAGCAGCTTGACTAGCCACTTCGCCCATTTATAATGAGCACATGGACTTGGACAGCGTTCCGGTGCGAGCACGCACCCCGCACGGCGTGCCGCGATCTGCGACATCTAAGGCATTAAAGGCGAAATGGATGGCCGATAACCCCACGCCGGGGGAAGCTGCATTCCGCCATATCCTGATGAGCCTGGGCATTGAGCACGAGTTCCAGACGCAAGCCCAGATCGCGGGGTTCATCGTTGACTTTTATCACTGCGGTCTACGTACTGATGGCAAGGTTTGCCGGCCCTTTGTGGTCGAAATCGATGGTGCTAGCCATTTCACGGCGGCGGGCAAGAAGAAGGATGCGGAGCGGACGCGGGCGCTGAAAAGGACCGGCGTCAGCCAGGTAATCCGCTTTACGAACACTGAAGTGATCAAGAATCGGAAGAGTATCCTGCAAGTTGTGATGAGCGCCCGTGGCAACTGATCCAATCGCACTTCTGCTCGAACAAATGGTCGAGGGCATCGAGGGACTCAAGGGCGACGACAAGGCCGCGTACGATGACCTGGAGTTCTACTCGCGCTACGTCATTGGATACGGGAATCCTGACTACAAGAGCAACAGTAGGTTTCTGCGCAAAATCTACCAGGAATTGCAGTATTCGACGGATGAGGAGTTCCTGATCCTTGGTCCGCGGCAGTCTGCGAAGTCTCAGGCCGTCACGATTACTTATACCACGTGGTCAATTGGCCGAAATCCGCTTTTGCGGTTCCTTTTGGCGTTTGCATCGATGGATGTGCAGGGTTTGGCCTTCGCTCGGCAGCTAGATCAGATCATTTCGGGCAATGAGCGCTATATCAAGATATTTGGGCAGCTTAAGCCCGATAAGCCCGAAAAGTGGGATGCGAAAGAGAAGATCGTGTCGAGGGACACGCCTCCCGGCGGTTTGAAAGACCCCACGATCAGCGTGGTGGGTCTTGGAAGCGCGGTTCCGTCGAAACGCGCCGATGTCATCATTTGTGACGACTTGGTCACGGGGGAAAACGCGTACTCGCCCGCATTGAGGAAGATGGTCAGCAGCTTTGTGAAGCAGAGCCTGATGCCCATCCTGGTGCCGGGTGGCAAGACCATCGTGGTCGGGTCGCGCTGGGATCCACGAGACATCTATGCTGAACTGAGCAACGACTGGGGAAAGCCCTTCCCACGTACGGTTCCCATCGATACCAAGATCCTGTATGATAAGAGCGGCGGCGACGCGGTCACCGAAGAGGAACTTGAAGAGTTCTATGATGACGTTGAGCTTAGTCCTGACGAGAAGCGCGAAACGATCCTTGTATGATGAGCTTTAGGTGAAATCATGGCGGTCCTGATCTACGAGAGAGCCATACATGTGCATACGTCCCGGCACAGCCAGTATTGTGAGAAAGGCTGTGATCTAGAGGACGGGGACTTGCAGAGCTACTGGCCTGAGCACTGGCCGGTCGAGAAGCTGGCACGCAAGTGGCGAGCCGTCACATCAGGGCCGTTCGGGGCTGGATACCAGAATGATCCGAATGCGTTGTCGGGAAACGCGCTGGAACGCGATTGGGTCCACTTCTACGACCAGGAGATGCTCGATGCTCATCGCAGACTACTGGGAGTACCGCGCGGTTCTCTACATGCCGGGGCTGACCCAACAAGAGGAGGATCAGGACGGGATCCAGACTTTTTTGCGTGTATTCACGCTGAGCGACTCGAAAACCGGGCATACTTTCTTGACTTCTTCAATCGTCGGCTCCGAATCGACGAACAGGCCCAATTTCTTGAAGATTGGATCACTGTACGGGGTGGGATACAGACTGGGGTTATCGAGGACACGTCAGAGAAGGGTTACGTTTGGAATGACCTCCAGCAGGTAAACAAGGATCCCGTAACCGGGCGGGCGCAGGGCACAAGGTTCAACTGGGTCGTTGAGAAGGCGCAGGGGCGCAACGCAGTGGGTGCCAAGGAACTCCGATATCTGGCGATGGCACCACGCTTCAAGAACGCCCAAATCATGATTCCTGGCATCAGGGACGGGTTGGAGTGGCGAGTTGATCCGCGCTGGGACATATTCATGCAGGAATGGTGCGCCTTTCCATCAGGTCACGATGACTTGCTGGATGCGGCGTTTTGGACCTCATTTGCGTGTTTTGGGAAGGAAGCGCCCGCATCAGCGATCCTGTCGGAGAAAAGCGCGTCAGATCGGTTGAGGGAAAAGGTGAAGGGCCGCGTGTGTGATCGAGAGGCCCATGTGCGCTTTGGTCAGCCGCTTGACCTCTGTGGGCGCTGTATGGCAGAGTTTGAAGCCAGCCAATCGCTGGCGGCTGGCCGCGAACAACTTGGCTCGCAACAAGCGGGCCAGCCGTCAGCGAGGGGTCTTGAAGTCCATCGATACGACCGGCCAAGCGTAGGGATGGGATTAAGGGGACGGTAAGTGTTTAAGAGTACGCGAAGAGATCAGGAGTGTCAGCCACTCTCCTGGACCAGCATGATCCCAACGATGAGTACAGATCCTAACGATGGCGCCACAATGGAAATATGGAGCCTAGATCCGCTCGACTGTGGCGTCTTTTGGTTGGATTTCGGCAAAATCGATGCCAACAACACTTATACAGTGCGTGTGCTGGCTTTGCTGGATAATGGCGAGGAGCGGGTTGTGAGTCGGGCGGATATCAACTTTTTGAAGCCCTTTCCGAACTGGCCGGTGAGTGTGCATGTAAATGGCACCCCGCAGCGCTTTGACGGGATCCTGGACGTTGGGTTTGATGTGTATCCCTTTGAGCGGCGTTTGACAATTGTGCAGACGCAAGGCAAGGGATCGGTGTTGCGGTGGAGCGCCTTGACGGGCTTCACACAGCCAGCTACCGTTAGCGCGTGAGTGCTCCCCTATACCCGGTTCGAGCTTCGGAGTCGTCCTACAGCAGCCTCCCCGTGCAATACGAGACGGGGCGCAAAGAGGACCGCGGATATCGCCTGATTGGGCAGAACGGCAACGGTCGCGAGCTTCCTGAGTACATGCAGGATCGCATGATCGTCAACTCGTTCAAAGCCTGGAGGACGAACCCGCTGGCGAAGCGCATCATTGAGATGCAGCTAAACTTCATCCTTGGTAATGGGCTGAGCGTCAACGCGCCGGAACCGGAGCATGCAAGTGCCATTTTTCAGTGGTGGAATGATCCATACAACAACTGGCCGTATAAGATGCCCCGGCGACTTCGTGACCTGGGGATCTATGGGGAATGGCTCCATCGTCCCCTCGTTGACCGAGACGGCTTCGTTAGGGTTGGTGACGTACAGCCGGATGCAATCAGTGTGGTTCGCCCTGATCCACTAGACCACGGTGAGGTTGACCAGATCATCCTGAAGTCTGTTGTGCAGGGCGGGCAGGTTACCGAGCTTCCGCCCATCAACGTGATCAGGAAGCGGCTCATTGTGTACCCACAGGGCCACATCGGGCTTGATGAGGACTACACGGGCGACCTGTTCTACTTCGGGATGAATAGGACGACTGACTCGCTGCGCGGCGTCGGTGAACTGTTCACGCTGCTCGACTACATGGACGCGTACGATGACATGCTTTTCTCCCGTGTGGAGAAAGTGCGCCTGATGAACCAGTTCTTCTGGGATGTATCTATTGACGGTATGACTGAGACTGAGATCGGGCAGTGGCTGGAACGTCAGACCGATTTGCCGCCGAAGGCTGGTGGCGTGTTTGCGCACAACAGCGCAATCGTGGCTCAGGCCGTTGTGCCGGACCTGAAGGCTGATGACCACAGCAAGGACGCCGAGCTGATCAACTCACATATCATCAGCGGTGCGGGCTGGCCGGGGACGTTCTTTGATAGCCCTGGATCCGCTGGGCGCGCGGTTGGTGCGGAGATGGCCGAGCCTGCACTGAGGAATGTGGTGAACCTGCAATCCCAGGTTAACGCGATGCTGCGCTTCGAGATTGATTATCATCTTTGGAGCATGTACAAGGCCGGTAGCTTTAAGACGGATCCCCGCGATGTTGAGTATAGCTTGAGTTTTAACAAGCCCTCTGCAAGGGATATCTCAAGGATCGGGCCAGCGCTCAAGAACCTGATCGTGGGTATCAAGGACGCGCAGGGCATGTATGCGCTGAGCCAGGAAGAGGCGCGCCAGATCATTGTGAGCGCCGCTAACCAGCTTGGAATCAGCGATCTGCCGCTAGACATGGAACTGCCGCCCGAACTGGTGAAGATGGCCGAGGATGCCCGCACAATGGCTGCGGACGCGATGAAGGCCAAGAGCGAACCGGCAGTGGCGGGTAAGCCTGCGGCTAATGGTAAATCGGCAAGGGAACACCTGGATGAAGTGCTACAGCCAAAGCACAAGTCCAGCCGCCGGATCCTATGGGGAGCCGGTACAGGTTAACTAGGAGTACGCACCATGTCTGAAATCGTCAATGTCCCATGTAAGTTGCGCCTGACCGAGATTCGCCGCAAGAATGGCGAGTTGGATCCTGCACTTCATGTGCAAGGGATGAGCAGGCTCAGCAACTCACTCATTGATCAAACCTGGCAGCAGAACGGTTCGTGGGTCGAACCGGTGGTCAAGATCCATGTGGACAACAACTTTGTCTACGTGGCGTTCTTGGCGCGGAGCATGGAGGAGACACCCGATGTCGGCATCCAGTGGAGACACCGGTTTGACGACATGGCATTCAGGCGGAATGTGGAAACCGCGGTGCGCATGGCCTTTGATGACTATGCATCCGCGCGTCATGATCGCGGCTTGCTAGTCACGAAGGACGGTCTTAATATCGTCACCGTAGACGCGCTAGCCGGGCCGATGCCTGGACGAATCTAGAGGTGCTTCCGATGATTCAGGGGTTGGGGTTATTCCTTGCGGAGTCGGTCCCAATCACCTTGCCCGAAGGCGGGATCATCGGCCTTGCTACCGTTGCAGTCGGTGTACTCTGGAGGCGCGCAATCATACTTGAGGACCGATCCCATAATGACTCGTTAGCCAGCCTCAAAGCCGTTGAAGCTATGGCGAACGCGTTGAAGGATTCGGTCAAGACCGTCGAGCGCCAAACATCTGAGATTAAGGTGCTTACGGAGGAGGTCCGCGCCCTACGTGCGCAGATCCACGATCTGCCGAGTAAGGTAGCGCACAAATGATCGTAAAGAAGCTGTTACGGGCCTTTGCGCCGTGCCGACGTTACAGTATGACTCCCGAGGTTGCAGACGCCGTTAAGTCTGCGTATGCTGAAGTCCATGCCGCGAACACAGTCATCCAGCGCATTGCGGATGAGAATGCAGTCGCGGCGCAGAAAAAAGCGCTTCGGAGAGTCCGGTGAGTGAAAGCATCTACGTATCCTTGAGTGTGGTGGTCTTGGTGTCGTGGTTGGTGACGCAGGGCACCTGGTTACGGAGATTACGCCGTGCGAATGGGACGAGGCCGTTCATCCGGCTTACGTTAGCCGTAGGATCGTTGAACACCTTAATTGGTGTTCTTTTCGTCATTACCGCGTTCCACAGCGTGCCGGACGATATCTTCCACTACGCGGCGGGCTGCACCTATCGGGCGGTATCGTTGTTGACCTGCGCCCTTATGTGGCAGTTGCAGCACCGCCTCCATGATGCTAAAACTCACTTGAGTATGCACGCGGAGGAGTAATATGGGTGACCTAGATCCAAGAGGTCCGTTCAGAGTGGCGGCGGCTGCGGTCAGCGGCGCGCTTACGCTCACGCTCAATGCGGTGTTCCCAGATGTCCCCACGGAGATCTGGATCGCCTGGGGCGCGGCAATCATGGCTATCGTCGGCGTCGGCGAAGTCATCTACGATGGGCGGCGTAAGCCAGTGGTGCCCGTTCCGTAAATTTGTAGTTGACGGCTGCGCCGCGTGAGGTTACTCTTGCGCGGCGAGCCAGTCAGGTTGTCCTCGTGGTGCAAGTTACCGAAAGTGTAGCGTCGCTTCAAGCGGCGCTTTCTGCTGTCCGTAACGCCTTCGACGCGAATGTGCTCGAAGAAGATGCCGTTACCCGGCTGCGGTACATCCAGGGCGCGCTCTCAGTGGCGGTTAATGGTGACTGGGTTAGCCCAGTGGGGATCCCCAGTGTCGAGGCTCTGGCCGGATGGCCCGCCGAGACTGCGAGTGAAGCTGGCGCGAAGTTCAGCGCCGCCACCCGTGCCGCCATCCTTAGTATGGCAGACACGCTCAAGGGACTCCTGGGTACGCAGCCCGACGATGCCGACAAGACTGCGCTCACTGCCGCCGTTGACGAGATCAACGACAGCGTCGAGGCCATGATCAAGGAAATCATGGGGAAGAGCGAACCGGCGACCGAGTCGCTGGCCGCGATCACGTTCTCGTCCATGACGTTCGTGCAGGAAGGTACTGTTCCTGCGGACGCCAAGTACCGGATGTTCGTCATCCGCGAAGGCTTGAGCGGCAACCGCAATAACTGGACAAGGCCGGTATTGGAGGCCGCTACGGCAAGCCTTAATAACCGGCCTATCTTCTTGGACCATGCGCGCGGTAGTGAACGGGGCGCGCCTGAGCCACGGAGCCTTGCTGACCGCGTGGGCTGGTGGAGCGATCCCGCCTACGTCAAGGATTACCCCGTCAGCGAGGGCGTGAAGGCGAGTGGCATCATTGCTACCGCCAATATTCTTAGGCACTCAGCGCATTCCTGGGTCAATGACATGATCAAGGAATCGCTTGAACGCAACATGCCGGAACTCGTGGGCGTAAGTGTTGACGCCGCAATCACGGGCAAGGTCAAGACCGGATCAGATGGAAAGATGTTCCGGGACATCGAGAGCATCGTTGGGTGGCACTCGGCCGATTTGGTCGCGACCCCCGGCGCTGGTGGACAACCATTGGCGGTCCTTGAAGGATTGCTACGCGACGAGGAGATCATGGCACTCGAAGATATGACTCTCGAAAGTCTGCGGGAAGCGCGACCGGAACTCTATGAGGCCATCGTCGCGCAGGCCAAGGAAGGGATGGTTCCGGTAACGGAAGCCACGCCTCCCCCGCCCGCAGCAGATCCGCCGCCGGCCCCAGCCGACGACAAGACCGATGCTGTCACGGAGACGCTCACGCGCATCCAGCAGATCGAAACCAACATGAAGCTCACGCAGCAGGCGGCTGTCGTTGAGGCCATGCTGATCACTTCGGTACTTCCCGAAGAGGTCCGCAAAGTCATCCGCACGGAGATCGGCACCACCGAACTCCGCACCGTGGAGGAACTTCAGGCCACCATCGACAAGTACGTCTCCGTGGCGCGGACGCTGGTGCAGGAGTCCCAGACCCTGACCAACACCACGCTGATCCCGTTCAGGGGCAGCGTCGTGATGGAAGGCCAGAACACTCCGCTCGACCAGGTGATGAACGCGCTCGACGACTGGTTCGGTGCCGGGGATCCTGCCAAGAAAGGCACCTTCCGGCCCATCGAGTCGATGCGGCAGTTCTACCAGGCCGTCACCGGCGACTACGATTTCAACGGCGTGTACAACGCCAAGGAATCCGCCATCGGCAGCTACCTCGACATGCGTGTTACCGAGGCTCTCCCCGGTCAAACACACATCGTCGGCGGCTCCACGATCACGCTTCCCAGCCTGTTCGGGCTGTCGATGAACCGGGCGCTCACCAAGAAGTACGCGGCACAGCGTCTCTGGTGGGAGCCGGTTGTTGAGAAGAAGCGCCTCAACAACTTCAAGGAGCAGGAGCGCACCCGGCTGCACTCCTTCGGATCTCTGACCCAGCGCACAGTCGGTACTGAAGAGTACGTCGAACTGGACTGGGCTGAGACGAAGGAAGTGTACACGCCGACCGGATACGGCAACGTTGTCCCGGTCAACCGGCGCGGCTTCATCAACGACGACATGGAAGGCATTCGCCGGATTCCCACCCTGCTGGGCGAATCCGCTGGATACACCATCAACGAAGTCGTTGCTGCTCTCTTCACCGCCAACTCGGGCGCAGGCGTTGCCCTCACCGATACGTTCGCTGTGTTCCACGCCAACCACCAGGGCAACCTGGGATCGGCGGCGCTGGACCAAGCGTCCCTCGAAGCGGCCATCGTGCTCGTCTCGGGCATGACCAACGATGCGTCGAAGGCAATCGGCTGGCAGTTGAAGCACCTGTTGGTGCCGAACACGCTGATGCCGACCGCCTACCGGCTCACTCAGTCCCAGCAGACGCCGGGAACCGCGAACAACGATCCGAACTTCATCGCTTCCCAGTGGGGCGTGTCGAACGTGATCTACGTTCCGCAGTTCAACGCCGACGCCAACAACTGGTACGCGATGGCAGACCCGTCCGAGATCACGCTGATTGAAGTCGGCTTCATCCTCGGCCAGGAAGAGCCTGCCATGTTCGTCCAGAACGGGCCGACCGAGGGCATCGTCTTCACCAACGATGTCATCAACTACAAGGTCCGTCACGAATATGGCGCGGACTTCATCGATTACCGCGGCGCTTACGGCGCAGTCGTCGCCTAACAGAGAGGGGGCTGCACATTGCAGCCCCCTTTCAAAACGCAAACTTGTGGGTAGACATTTCGATATCCGCGTGGTACGTTCCCGTCAGCACTGGTAGTTGGGCGAGAGTCCAGAGGTTACGGGAGTCGGACAGTAGCGCGGATAAGAGGTGAAAGCCTACTCCCTACTACCTCGATGGAGTACCCAACATGGCCGGTGAAACAGGATTCCCTGGTGGCATCCTTACCCGTGGCAACCAGCCGTTTCTTCCGGCTGGTCGGGCAGCTTCGCAGATCTTGCGAATCCTCGCCAACGTAACCCAGAACGACCCCAACGTGATCGGCAGCGACACGTACCGGGCCGCGAACATCGCGACCGACAGCACCAAGACGGTCACCGGCCTCGCGACCACCGGCCCCGGCAACAGCCCGCAGGCCACCATCACGATGGCGGCGCACGGCCTCAAGGTCAATGACGTAATCCGCATTGAGAACGAGATCATGCTCGTCATCGGTGTGCTGAACGTCAACCAGATCGTGGTCCGGCGCGGCACGCATGGCACGTCCATTGCGACACACGCTGACGCCACCGCGATCTTCGTGGAAGTGGCACTCGGCGGGGGCAGCATCCCGGTCGCGATGAACAACGGCGTCACCCCGACGCTGTACACCGCGAGCCTGGTGTGGGCGATCAATAATTTGGGTAGGGAGCGCGTCAAGGCTTACCTGATCGACGTGAACACCGTGCTGGTCGTGGCCTGCGATAGGCCCGCCAAAGATGGCGGCGCGCCGAGGTCGGGTGCCAGCGCAATCGCTACCACCGAAACCTTCACTTCTGGCTCCAACGTCTGGGATGCGGCGACACTCGCCGGTGGCCGCGATGCTGGTGGCGTGGAAATGATCAGGCATGTCCCCACGGCGGCGCAAGTCACCGCTGGCAAGATCGTGCTGGCCTTCCCCTACGTCCCGGTCGTGGAAGCGATCTACGCTCAGGTCACCTCGTCCGGTGCCGTCAAGGTCTGGGATGGCGCAGCCACCGTCTCGGGCACCAACGTCGTCATCGACAACGCGGGCGGCGTTGACTGGGCCGCAACCGACACGCTCTGGATCTTCATCCGAGCCACCACGTAGGAGTACGCAGTCATGGCAGAACTTTCCGAATTCGACGCGATGCGCCTCGCGGTCAAGCAAGAGGCGAAGAATTCTCTGGAGGATGCGCACACGTATCTGAAGGACAACTACATCGTTGCGAAGTTGACGGAATTCGCGGAGGAGGCCGGGATTGAAGACCCGGCCACCACCAAGGATCCCCTCATTGAGCAACTGATCGCCAAGCTCACCAGTGGTGAGGATGCGGAAACCGGCGACGAGTCCGAGGCCGAGGAGGAATCCGAGGCTGAGGATGAAGAAGCAGTCCCCGACGAAAAAAGCGTACTCTCGTCGGGGAAGGGGCGTGCGAAGGGCGTATCTCTCCCAGCGAAGGTGGCTTCATATCCACCGGACCAACTCTGGCCGCAGATCTCTGGCTGGGAACTCGACCAGGGTCTGGACGAGGACGCCCAAGCCGCCTACAGCGAAGATGAGCTTCGTGAATACCTCGCCTACCTGTGGGCCGAGGGACGCACGGGCCAGGATCCGGCGAGGCGCCTGCGTATCGTCGATTACAAATTCAAGGGAATCAACAGGCCGGAGGCCGAGTAATGGGTTTCCACATGTACGAGGGGGTCGGGGACGGGAACGGCACGTTCACGGTGCGCGGGCCGGTGAGCGGCCTCCTCGAAGCCATCAGTATCAGCGATGATGCTGACGCGTCCAACGTCGCCAAAACGGTGCAGATCGTGGCGACGTTGGCTGAGGGGCTGACCTTCAACTTCGGCGCACCCACCATCGTCGGCAATACGCCGATCCAGCTTCGTCCGCGTGTGTTGGCGAATAACGCCGCCGACTTCACGACCATCGCCAACGTCTACGAGCGATACTGGATCAATGGTAAGGTTTCCTTCGTGGTAGCCTCCGCTGATGCCGGCGACATCACCCGAGTTCGGTTGATCGTGGAGCAGTAAAGTGGTCGTTACCGTTGAAGCTCTGCGGACAGATGTGCGTGCCAAGTTCCAGAATCTGGACCCTGGCATGTTTTCTGATGAGGCGTTGGACCTGGACATCCGTCTGGGTCTTTCGAGGTTGTCGTCAGATCGCCCGTACGAGGCCAACTACACACTGGCCGCGACGGGCGAGAAGCACAACCTCAACAGCCTGATCTCCAACTGGCTGCATGACTTCTCCGTGATCAAGTCCATCTGGTTGCCGACACCGACAACCAGCATGGGCCGCGTTGACGCGCTCAAGTCGGATACGTACCGCGTGGTCACGATGGGGAGCACGGACTGGTTGTATGTGAGCGGTGGCGTGAGTAGCAGCGGCGCACTCATCGTGTACACCATCCCGCATACGTTGACAGGGATAGCGGGTGCAGCAGTTACGACCGTTCCGGATCTGCTGTACCCGCCCCTGCTCCACATAACGGGCCACCACGTCGCGATGAGCCAGGCATCCAAGATGAGCGGCCAGCGCGACAAGCAGATGCCTGCGGACTTCGTCAACTTCGGCACCAGCAACGCGGACCAGTATCGGCGGCAGGCGCGCGAGTTTGAGCGCGACTACCTCAGTGCGATGAATCTGTCATTCGACCGGCCCAAGGCAATCGGCATGGTGCGGAATATGCCGTCACAGACGCCGACCGGCGAGCCGTGGATGACGCATCGCACGACCGGGGTGGGATACAGTGGCCGTTAGCTCCCTTGCAATGCGCGACTCGATCAAGACGTTGCTGGAAGCTGCCGGGGCCGAGAACGTCTACACCGAGGATCCGAAACTCGTAGACTGGCCCACCGTGTTCGACATGCTGGTCCAGCAGAACAAGCAGTTCATCCAGGCGTGGGTGATCCGGCGCGTTGGGAGTGTGCCGCTCACAAGTGAGACATCTCAATACGTCCCCATCGGGTGCGCCATTTACTGGAACCACACGTTCAACGTGATGCTGTTCTTTGGCTATGTCGAGGGCAGCAGCGAAGATCAGATGCATGCGCTCATCGATCAAGTCCTGACGTACATGCAGGGGAAGCGCACGTTGGGGAACACCGCATTCGGGGTGATGGCCCCGCTAACGCTCACAGGTATCCGGCCTGAGCAGTTGGGCGGTATCGGTGGATATGAGGCTACGTTTACGCTCGTTGCCCAGCAACACGAGTCGGGAGTAGTGATGGAGTGAGCATCTATGGCCTGTGGCTGCACACCAGTTGACCTTGACGCGGTAGCCGCCGCGTGGCAGTCTTTCAAGGAACTTGAGGAGTCCGCCGTTATGACCCAGCCAACACCCCCAGCAGAGCAGCCAGCCGAGGACGAGGAACTGACCACGGTCTACTGGACCGGGGATCCCGAAGTCACGGCTATCAGCGCGGGCGGCGTCGATAACCTGGTCATCAAGAACGGCCAAGCCAAGGTGCCGATCAGCATTGCGGTCTACCTCACGAGTGCCCAACCGAGAAACTTCAGCGCGGCCCCGCCAGCCAAGGGATCGCCAGAAGCCGCCAAAACGCCGAGTACGCCAGCGAAAGAAAACGCTCAGGAGTAATCCGCGATGACGATGGCACGGTCCTTCCAATACAAGGTCGCCCTGAAGAAGGAAACCGTCTGGGGTACTCCTGTTGTCCCCGACGTGACATTCCCGATCATGGACGGCTCCGGCGTCCCGCAGCTTACCGCCACTTATGATGACGGCAAGCGCGGTGTTGCAACCGCCGACTTCGACGCCCTGCTCGATGCGGGCCACGGCGAAATGTCGTTTGAGGGGTGGTACTACCCCGAGACAATCGCCCACGCCATCATGGGGCTGTTCGGTACCGACACGATCTCGGGCGCGTCTGACCCGTACACGCACACGTTCTCGCTGAACGTCGATGTGCCGTCGTACACGATTGAAGAGACGTACCTCGCTGGGGCCAGCGGTGGCGTCCAGTACGCCGGATCCAGGTTCGGCTCGCTGAGCTTCAACTGGGATGCGTCGGGCGGCGCTCTCGGCTACAACGCGACCGCGATGGGCAAGATCCCCACGGTCGTGACCCCGGCTGCACCGGCCATCTCGATTGAGACGGCCTTCGAGGGCTGGCAGGCCACGGTCACCAGCACCGGCCTGACCACTCCCTGCGTGGTCACTCAGGGCGAGATCAACCTCACGCGTGACCTCCAGGTCATTCACACCGGGTGTGACAGCAAGGATCCGTCCTTCATCAACGCCGGTGCCATGTCGGTCGAGGGCAGCTTGCAGGTAGCCTTCAACAACATGGCTCTCTTCAACCTGTTCCTCGCCGGTACCCGCCAGTCCCTCGTGATCTCCTTCGTGAAGGGGACGCCGGAACGCAGCATTGTGTTCACGATGACGGACTGCTTCTTCGGTGCCGCGCCGCCCGAGTGGGATCGCTCAGGCATCTCGGTTCTCATGCGCCTCAGCTTCCGTGGTATCTACAACCTCACGGATGCCGGCAACATCAAGATCGTCTGCAAGAACGCCAAAGCGACGGCGTACTAGGACGCTCTCACAAACCGGGGAGCCAGCCCCACCAATCATCAACTAGGAGTACGCACCGTGGCATGGAAAACAATAAGCATCGAGATCGGACGAAAGTACGATCTCGATGAACCCAACCAGGACTTGTGGATCAAGGCAATCCCGATGATGTGGTTGCCTGGTTCACAAAGCACCGACATCATCTCCCGCATTAATGCTGATGAGGCGAAGGTGCGGGAGATCGGTGAGGACGGCGAAGAGGCCATCAAGATCCGCATGGCGGGCCTCTACGACATCTTCCCGGCACTGGTCGCTTCGTGGAACCTGAAGAACGACGACCAGGACATGCCGATCCCGAGCAAGCTGGAGGACATGTCCTTCGTCCGCTCACTCCCGGTCCAGATCATTCAGGAGGTCTGTGACGCCTGCATCAACTACGGAGTCGAGACTGAGCCAGACAACGCGGTGGCGCTCGTTGCGGCCAATGACCCCGATGCTGGAGATGCGGCGGCACAAGCTATCCCTTTAGCGAAAGACGGCGAATCCGAACCGCTATCCTTAGTGGCAGCGGGCCAAGCAGAGCCGTCGAGCAGCAATGGAAACTCTTACAGCTAGCGCAGGCACAGGGCCAGGAAATCGATACGTCCGCGCTGGCTGAACTCATGGAGGCGACTCGACCCGGTGGCGTAAGCGATCAGGAGAAGGAGCCTCTTCCCGAATGGTACGTTGTGGCAGAATGCATGAAAGCGTATCATTGGACTGAGCGTCAGTTCTGGGAAGATAACAGTCCAGCGATGATCTTCCGTCTCCTGTGGATCGAAAAGGTCCACGCGGAGAGGGATGAAAAAGATCGAACGAGGGCGCAATCGAATGCCGCGAGCAACAGCGCAAATCAAGGTCAGCCTGGATCCGGGGGAATGGCAAGACCTCGCCCGCGAGGTCAATCGGCTCGCCGCTAACCTTCCCGAAGAACGTAACATCATCCTCCAGGGAATGCGCGAGACTGTGGAATCAGCCGTCATGTCTCAGTACACGGATTATCCTGTGGACGATGCACGGCCTAGCCCATCCGTCTTTAGTGGGGCATGGGGCGCGGGACTGGACGTAAAGGTGCGGCCCGATCTTGGGGCGATCACGATTACGAACAACGCGGCACATGCCGCCGCTGTCGAGATTGGTCGCGGCCCCGGCCCGGTGCCGCAGTCGCCAATCGCGGAGTGGGCACGTGAAAAGCTGGATCTTGAGGATCCGAAAGCTATACGGCGCATTTGGCGCAAAATTGTGGAGCGCGGCTATCGAGGTGAGCACATCATTTGGAAGGCCACCAACCCGTATGCTGATGGCGGCACCGGGCCGGATCTTCACAACGAGCTAGGCTATATTCTTCGTGACCGCATCGAGCGGCTCATGAGAAAGCATGGGTGGGGCTAGTGGCTTTCGGTGGCGGCGGCTCCGCAATCTACACGGCGCAGTTGCAGATCGACACGCGGCAGGCACAGGCCGCGCTTTCGGCGTTCGGCAATCAGATGCGGACCTCGATGCGCCGCGTATCGCAGGAGACGAAGCAGGCGTCCGTTGGAGCCACGATTGGCCTAGAGCGGCTAACTAAGAACCTCGCGGGGCCGGGGCTGGGATCGCAGCAGTTCCGTGTAGCGTCGGCTGGAGCCAAGGCCACCAAGACCAGCTTTGATAATCTCACCGCTTCGCAAATCGCTAGCATGAAGGGTAACGATAAGCTGCGCGTCTCCCTCATTGGCGTCACGCGCGCGTTCGCTGATCAGAAGAAGATGGGCCAGGTCACTAGCCAGACGCTACGGACGATGGCTGCTGATGTTGCGATGATCGGTCGTACCGCTAAGACGCAGGCCGACCGAAACATGTTCAAGGGTCTGACCGATGACTTGGTTGCTTATGCCGACGCGATGGACGCCGCCCTTAATGACGTAGGGCGCAATAAGGCAATCGTAAATCAGGCGAAGCAGCGGGTCGATTCGCTGAAGCTAGAAGCTGATCAGTTAAAGATGAATACGGCGTACTATAAGGACGCCCAAGCCGCAATGCGCGCGCTTGCTGCCCCCGCTAAGGGAGCGAAAGGATTCACCTCTACGGCCCCGCGTGGCGGGATCCTGGGCCGCATGGGGATGACGAAATCCACGTTCACGCCTGTGGCTGGGCCTGGTGGCGGCAAGGACTCGGATCTTGTCCGTGGGCAAATGATGCCAGAGCGGTCCAAGGCCGCCGCCAAAGCGTTGCTGAATCTTAGCTCGGCGGCACAGGGCGCAATGATCGGCGTGGCAGCGTTGGACGGAAACATCGTGGGCCTGGGCTTCTCCCTGATCTTCTTGAGCTACGGTATCGTTACCGTGGCGGTGGCGTTCGCTGCACTGACGGTTGCGATGATCGCCACTGAGCGCTTCTTCAAGATGATCATTACGCAGGGGGCCAAGGCGGGCACTGCGATGGAGAAGCTGGGCACACAGATGGCGGGCTTCTTCAAGAGCGCCGCGAAGTCGCAGGAAGTGCTCACCAAGGCATCCGGCTTTGCTGCCGAGTTCGGCCTGGATCCTGCTGCTGCACAGCAGGTTACCTATGAACTAGAAAAAATGGGGATGGCTACCAAGACCTACATGACCGCGATGGCTAACGCGTCGGCGGCGACAGGTCAGGATATCGTAGCCATCAACGAGCAGTTCCTGGCGATCCAGAAGGCCAACGCTGCAGACCAAAAGGGCTTGATAGAGCAGTTCTCCAAGGACTTTGATCTCAGCGCGACTAAGTACGCCTCCACGCTCGAACTGGCTATCGCCCTCAATGAGCGGTTCGCTGGCTCTGCGGAGGCAGCGGCGAATACTAACGCAGGCATCATTGCTAAGATCAAGGCGGCGTGGTTCGACTTCGTGACGACGGTTGGCTCCGTACTGGTGGGCTTCTTCAAGCCGATCCTTGAAGCGGGCCTCGCGTTCGTGCAGTCGATGCTGGCGGGCTTCAAGGCGGCGCGGGACGCTGGGATCAAGACGGGCGACCTGAACGACCGCATGCTGGAGTTCGCCAACACGATCCGTATGATTACCCCGTACCTCATGCGCATCGGCTGGGTGCTGGGTAAGGTCGTGTACTACGGCTTATTGATCATGGCGAAGATCGTCAAGGTCGTGGCCGACACCCTCATTCGCCTATGGAACAAGATCAAGCCAGTCATCGACACCATCCGCGCTCTCATTCCTTACGTCAAGGAAATAGCCGACAAGATCATTAACTGGTACAAAGCCAATAAGGATCTCATCGACGGGCTACTCACGGCTATTGCTCTCCTATTCGCATTCGAGGGCGGCATGCGCACGGGCATGGCGGCGGCAGATCTATTCGCTAAGGCACTCGGTGGCGTGTGGGGTATGTTGGTCGGCCTCTGGAACATGCTGATGAACACCTACGTGGTGAAGTTCGCCCAGACCGGCATCGAAGCAATCACGTCTGCGATCCGTGCCCTGATGACCCTGATTGGTCAACTCGCTGGCAAGACCATCCAGTTCGCCTCGTCCGGCATCGAAGGGATCATGAGCGCGCTCCGTGGCATTGGCGGGCTGCTTGATGACATCGCAAAGAAGGCGGCGGCCATCAAGCTGCCGGGGATCAGTGGCGAGCCTGGGACACCGGGCGCACCGGGAACACCGGGCACAACTCCAGCGGCACCAAAGTTCCCAGCCTTCAATTTTGACAACTGGCCCGCGATGATCGGTGGTGCGTTGGGGCCGTTGCTCGCACAAGCGATCACTTTGGCGATGGCACATCCGCTGGTCCTGGCGGCGCTGGCAGCGGCAGCACTGGTGATCGGGGCGGCGTTGTTCCCGAAGGAGACAGGCTTCGTCACGAGTCGCGCCGCCGACTGGATTGGGGCCGCGATCGTCACGATCATTGGTGCGCTTGCCACCATGTACTTGCGCATCATTGATAAGTTCATTGAACTGCAAATCCTGATCCGCGTGGAGTTGGCGAAGCTATTCGTCAACGCGTGGCTGGCTGTCTTTGATCTACTCAAGGAGACGGTACAGAAGGTATTCGGTGGCCTGAAGGATATCATCGTTGGCATCATTACCGGCGACTGGGAACGGGCGGTACGGGGCGCGCTCAAGGTACTGGACGCGATCTTTATTGATCTGCCGAAGGGGCTGCTGACGATCCTCAAGGATACCTGGGTGTCGGCCCTCACCGAGACTGTACCCGTCATTGCTAACGCCCTGTGGGAGGCGTTCAAGTACGTCACGGAGCCACTCGTTGATATCTTCAAGGAGCCGTTCACCGCGATCTGGGAGTGGATGAAGAACTGGTGGGCGCAGTTCAGCGGCCAGTGGGTGACGGAGAAGTTCGATGCCAGCAAGCGCGCATTCAAGGAGCAGCTTGCAAACATCAAGCAGGCGTTCAAGGACATCTTCGACTTCCAGGGATCGGACAGCATCGGCAGGATCATTAGCGGCGCGTTCGAGGCGCTGACCAACTTCGTCAACCGTATGCCCAATCCATTCGGGCGCTTCATGGACCTCATGGAAGATGTCATTGAGAAGGCGCGCAGGGTAAAAGATTTCGTTAACGCTGTGCTGCCTGGCAATCCGGCTGGCGGTGGCGGTAGCTCTAGCGGCGGGGGTGGTCAGCAGCAACAGCAACAGCAGGCATATTGGGTGCCTGCACAGATTACCGATTGGAAGTTCCATTACGGGGCAAACGGATCGATCTCGTACGGCAACTACGCGATTGCAACGAGCCACTGGTCAGATCAAGGAGCAGGGGTAGCCTACGTCAATATGCCGGGGCTGCAACAGCCAGACCTGAGCAAGTACGCCCTCGGTGGCCGCGTCCCCGGCAGGCCGGGGCAGAAGGTTCCAGTGCTTGCTGAGGCCGGGGAGGTGTTCCTTGGGGCACCCAACCTCGCACGGGCCAGCGGCAGGGAAGCGGCAGCGTTGGGCGGGGGTGGCGGCGTGAACATCTACCTCGACGCTCGCGGCTCCGTCATGACCAACGATGTGGTCGATGAACTCGCTAACCAGATCTTCGCAAAGGTGGGCCGTAATCTCTCCGGTAACCGTGGCATGACCTTCCACAGGATTAATGGATGAGTTTCTCTGTACTTATCAACGGCCTCGAATACAACGAGAACACGTTCCGCAACACGATGGAAATCCGTGAAGCCATGCAGATGAACGGGTCTGGCATGAGCGCTACCGTGCAGTTGACTGACGACTTGCCGGTGCCCACGGGTGGGAACGAGATCCGCGTATACAAGGATGACGTGCTGGAGTTCGCTGGCCGCATCAAGAACGTGGACCCGAGCTTTGCGAGCTTCGCGATGCAGTACGGCTTGGACTGTGCCGACTATACGCCAGACTTCGATTCACAGTTCATCAGCGAGACGTTCGATGAGAACAACATCGGCGACACCGTGCGGGTTATCATTGGATACGTGGGCCGGGGCTTCACCAGTAACAACGTGGAGAACGGGCCAGACATCGGTGAAGTGGTCATGGAGCTTGAGGCTCCCAGCGGTGTCATCACGCGGCTGGCGGAAGGCATTGAGCACCAGTGGTACGTGGACTATGAGCGCGATGTGCATTTCTTTTATATCAAGAACCGACCGGCCCCGGTGCCGACGCTGGACTTCGACACTGATCTAGTCAACTACAGCAACCTGACCCCGAGTGAGGATGTCTCGCAGGTCAAGAATGTTATCTACCTGACGGGCGTGCAAGTCAAGAGCCGCTACAACGCGGGCCACGCCTGGATCGCGGACGGCGACACACGCTTCTTCCCGCTGGGGTATCAACCTGTGGGCCTGAACGAGACGATCGTGCGCGTGAACGGCGCACCACAAACGCTCAAACTAGATACCCGCGATGGTCAAATGGGTGACGGTGCCACGGACGACGGATCCGTCTACCTGTGTATTGATAACTGGGGCATCCGGTGGGCCGACAATAGCCCTCCCGCTGAGCTAGCGCAGCTAGACGTATCGTATAAGTACGTCGTGGATACCACGGTGAAGGTTGAGGAGCCACGAAGCATCGAGATGATGCGGCTCCGCGAGAATACACCGACCGCGCCATCCAATGGCAGACACGAGTTCAAGTTCGAGGTGCCGGATCTGGGCCTACAGGACAACGAGGGGCCAGTAGTTGATTACGGAAATCTGCTGCTTAGCCGCTACGCATTTCCACGTTGGGATATATCGTTCGATAGCTTGACACAAGGTTGGCAACGTGGGCAGACTTTCTACGGCCAGTCAACGCGGCACGGCTTCGCCACCGACTTCTACATCACGAGTGTGACCAAGAGATTGTACCAGTCGAGTGACGGCATAACCCGGTTCGCATATAACTTGGAGGCATCGTCCTCACCATTCCCAGGATAGGTGATTAGTGGCCGGTCAACTAGACCAGTTCAACCGCACGATCCGCAACCTGTACGCGGCGGTGTTTGAACGTCCTGGCGGGCCAACTGATAACAGAGTCCCGACCGCGGCGGATCTGCACTATACGCAGCAGCTTAGCATCCATGCGCGAAATCGGCTGGGGCTGGCTATCGCCAACGACGTGCCCGAGATCTGGCTACGGCTAAATGATCAGCTCCTTGACTACGGGGCCATGAATAACCGATACGTGGACTCTGCGGCGTTGACGCGGGTCTGGGTGGATAATAAGGCAGCACTGTGGAGCGCCTCACCTACATGGACGACTACGCCACGGGTGCAGTCGGTAGACGGGCTAATCGATGGTCGGCCCAACAGCAGTAAGCGCTTCCAGGGGATCGCAGGCGGTACAGCCTACTACATCCTTTCGACCAGCCTACCGCCAACGCAGAACTTCACGGTTGAGTTCTTGATGAAAGTCATCAGTGTCCCCGGTGGATCGTGGGTAGGCGGCGGCTTGCTGGAAGGCGTTACCACCACGGGCGCGGGTCTGCTTCTCGATAGTAACGGTACAACGATCCGTCTACGCGGGGAGCCGGGAGCGTTGGTCGCCGGTGCCCTCACGATTGGACAGCTTCATCACTGCGCGTTCGTACGCGACTATGAGGGCACGAATCGTCTGTATCTGGATGGCGTGGAAGTCGCCAACGAGGACGGCTCCGTGGGGAGTAGCTCATTTACCGTGCCGTGGCGGATCTATGGTGGGGACGCAAGCCTCGTGTTTGAGATGGAAGAGGCCGCCATGTATCGGACCGCTCTGACGGCGGCGCAGATCGCGGCTCACTACGCAGCGTTTGCGGAGGAGGAGAACGCGGTAGGTTCGAGCTATGCGCCGCTCGCCCGCTACTACGAAGCGCTCACACCTAGCGGCGCGGACGGTGCCAACGATTCCAGCATGGCGCTCTACAGTGACAAGGTGAGCTACAGCAGTGCGGTGCTGCATGCAACGCTGATGTGGGGCATCATCAGGATCCGGCCCAACTATGCATCCACGGCTGGTACCGACAGGACGATCTTCGACTGGAGGGTGGATGCTAACAACAGGGTTACGCTGCACTTCAATCAGGCGACCGACTCGTTCGTCCTAACGAGGTTGAACGCCGGGGCCGGGGCCACGGCGAGCGTAGTAACCGCTCACGCCGCTTACGATTATATCACTATCGCATTCAAGCTGAGCGCGACGCAGATCTCCATCAGCTTGAATGGCGGCGCTTGGACCGATGTTGCGAACACGGCTATCCCCACGATGACGACGGCGCTCAATTTCAGCTTGTACATGACCAACGTCCAGTACATACTTTGGTCGGCACTCGGAGTGGGAACCCTCACCGATGCTGGCCTCGCAGCCGTACACGCGAAAGGCAACGCCGACCCGGACATCAGCGACTTCGGGGACGCGGTGCTCAACGAGATATCCTTCCTCTGGCATGGCCGTGGAACTGCACACGTACCCATCGGGGCGTGGGGAGAATCGATGTATGAATAACGTGATGCAGTTCGAGGCGTATGGCTGGCTGGACATCGAACTTGAGGCACCGGACGGATCTCTTCGTACGATGAGCTTCAAGAATGCCGCCAGTGATAACCTGGCCTCTGCCGCCGCGTCCGCACTCGCGCAACAGTCCACAGGCATTCCATACCAAATTAGGCTGGGATCCGGCGCACACTGGGCCACCGAGTTGGACGAGATCAATGACGTAGGCATACAGGGGCAGGACGGGGATCTGTCGCAGTTCTTCATCCAGAACCAGACCGACAACGTCACGATCTCCTACATCCTGGCGGGCCTGAAGCGACTGGGCACCAGTGCGGGTAACGTGACAATGCGGCTGTACCCCGCTGGCACCGACGTGCTGATCGTGGAGTCGTCTCCCGTGTCGTTCAACGGCATCAGCAGTGCGGCCTACGACTGGCGCAAGTTCGAGTTCCCCACACCCACAGCCATCGCTCCCGGTAACTACCGGATGCAGTTGTGGACGGATGTTGTGTACAGCGCTGGCGTCACTGAGTTGCAATGGGGTGCGATCAATAGCAATCCTTATGCGAGCGGTGACATGAGGAAGCTGGTCGCGGGAAGCTGGGTGCATGTGGATGCTGACCCCAACATGGACGCCGCATTCAGGGCGGTAATCCAGACCCATGACCAAATGAGCGCGCTCGTCGGTAGTACGCACGTTCTGCCCATCGATGGATTCAGCAAGAGTGGACGTTACGTCGCCAGGTTCCTATCCGTATTTCCCGGCGAAGCGGAAGGCTCCTACGTGGGGCACGCATCTCTTGAGGATGAGGCAGGCACCGTGCTTGCGATCAGTACCGTTGCCATTAACAAGTCTGCTGCTGAGATCCTGCGGATTTACTGGAACACGGAGGTAGTTCCGTGACAGTTAGCGGCGGACTGGGGATTGCCCCCAGTGAGTTCAATGACATCGCCATTGGTGTCCAGCCGACGCATCCGTTCGTGGGCCAGCTTTGGATTGACGACACTCCGGCTGGTGGCATCGTGCCCTACATGTACAAGACGGGTGGCTTCGCACTGCTTGACCCGCCTGCACAGATCCGGCTGCTCTCCAGTGGGTCGCCCGCTGCGGTAGTCTCCAGCCAGACACAGGATACGTTGGCGTTCGAGATCACCGGCCTCACGGTACCTACAGCGAGCGCGCTGGCTTTGAACTTCCTATACACGACGACAGGCTCAGGATCCCCGCTTGCCAGGATTGGCCTCGCTGTGAACGGCACCACGGTCAACACCACGCTGGTCAGCGTTGGCTACCCCATTGAGGTGGGAACCATCGAGCCGCTGCACATCCAGATTGGCCGACGCGACGGCGGCACCGTAGGCGCGTTCTTCCAGCAGGCGCTAGTCCCGCTCAAGGTGGGTATCACCGCCGTAGTCCCCTCCGCGATCATTACGAGCATCCGAGTGAACGCACAGATGCTAGGCGCGACAAGGACTGTGACCTTCCACAGCTACAAGCTCTGGGAGTACCGCTAATGGCTGAGTTCACAATTGGGCCTTACTACGGATCGTCCATTGTATCAACGATGGGCGTGACTGGCGGGCCGGTAACTAACGTGCTTGGTGTGCAGAACAGCACCTATGCATACGGCCAAGATCACGCCACCAACTGGCCGTGGCAGATCAATATACAGATGGAGCCGATGAGCATCCCGGCAGACGCCACTATCATTGGGGCCGAGGTATTGGTGCGGGCGTTCCTCTCCGTAGGATCCCCGATCAAGAGCGTGCTCGTCGGCATGGAGAATGCTGGATACATGGTGCGGTCGTGGACGACGGCCACGGAGACGTTGGCATACGGCCAGCTCACATCGTGGTCAGGTGGCTCGACTCCTTGGGCGAAACCGGCCCCGGCAGCATTCGCGGATCTGCTACTGACGCTTGGACCTGCTGGATACTACAGCGACAACCGACACTTCCAACCCGACTTCATCTCGATTCGCGTCAAGTATAGCACCCCGCCGCAGACACTGAACCTTGCACCCGCCGTGATGAAGTTCCGGGATCCGTTGCAGACAGCAACGAAAGCGGATCCCTCCGACCCGGTTGGCTACACCAACGAGCATCGCGCTGGGGACCGGATCCGTAAGGTGGCGGTGGACAAGCTGCGCTACCGAGACGATACGCCGACATCGTTGACTAAAGGCAACGTCTGGCTCGACCCAGGTAACCCTGGGGTCAAGATCTGGACCGGCACTGAATGGCGGCAGTTGGTCCAGCCGGGAGCCATCCTTCTTGGTACGCAAGGAGCTAAGTCTACCACGGAGACGGATTGGGTAACGATCCAGGCATACGCGCTGAACGACGTGCCCAGCACGTACGGCTTCTCGTGGATGGTGACCGGCCTCACGTCAGGGGCCAACGCACGCGTACGTGTGAATCAGGACGACGCCAAGATCTGGGCTATGACGGACCACGGTACGTTTGCTATGTTTGAGTCGCAGAACGTGAAAGGTGTCGGTCACCTCTGGAATACGGTGGGTGACTACATCATCAGTGATGACGCCTTCACGCTCCCGACAGAGATCAACCTCATCGAGTTTCAGATGCGGCGCGTGGACGCGAGCACGCCGAACGCCATTACATCCATGAGTATGTGGGCACACCCGAGGTAATCATGGCTTCTTTTCTTGGCGTCTGTCCTGTTGATTTCGGCATGGTTGGGAACGCGCTGTTTGGGGCAAACGGCAGCGGCACGGCGCCATTTGCGCTCTCTGTCACCGGCGGATATCTAAAGACAGGCAGCCGTTCATCGAGTCCAGGTCCGGCAGGAACACGCGGATGTGCAGCCTACGTTCCCACTTACTATGCTGCCAACTTCTGGCAGATGGCGAACAACCTCTGGAACGATACTGCTGATCCGCCCCCGAACGGTCTACCTGTAGGTGGGGCGCTCGATAACATCACCGTTAAGTTCACGGCACACTACGATCTAATCGCCGGTAGCGACGGGGCGCACTTTTTCTGGCTGATGCCCAGCTACGACTTTGACTTTCTAGACACCACGCAATGGCAGGTCCATCTGGACATGAATACCGCGAAGGAGGTGGTCATCACCAAGGCACGGCTGGATGACTCCTCGCCTGTCACGATCCTGAACACGGGCTACGTTCTGACGGAGAACGTTGACTACGATTTTGAGATCAGCATCTACTGTGGGAGCGGTACGGCTGATGCGTGGGGACTTAAGATCAACGGCGCGCTCGTTGGCTCAGGCACCACTAAGATCGGCGAGACGGGGGCCAAGATTAAGTCGTTCGGCTTTGGGCCAAACTACGGTGGCGCGTGGCAAAACCTAGATGACATCGACTGGTACTTCAAAGACATCTCGCTGTTCCGTGACGGCTTTCCCGGTACCGGCGAAATCGTCCGATTGAGTGTTGACGGCGCTGGTACCTACTCGACCATGACCGGCGCGTATACAGATATCGACGATGCCGCGGGAGCGATCGACGATGACACGACATACATATTGGGTGACGCCAACGGAGAGCGATCCACGTTTACTCTGGATACATCACCGCTGCCCGCTGACGTGGAGATAGGCGGCGTACAGATCCTGGGCATTGGACGGTTCCCGACAGGTAGCTCCTTGGGTGGCGCATCTCTGGTGGCTGGCGGCACGCTGTACGATACGGTGACCACCGCGCATTACTTTAACACTACCGTCTATCAGCCGACCGCCCTGTGGGTGCTACAGGAGAATCCCGATACGTCCGATCCGTGGACGCTCTCAGATCTCAGTACGCTTGAGATCGGAGCGAAGCTGCTGACCGGTGGAGCAACGTATCGCATAACGGTATTGTACGCTTTCGTGTGGGTCGAGTACCCGCCGCAAGAGATCGACTTGGCCCCGGTAGAGATGTCGCTCACAGGAGTGGCCCCGGCCCAGACGTGGCTCGGATACGGACTCGAACCCGTCGTCATGCATCTTGGCGTCAACCCGCCGACGCTGACACAGCGCACGCTCAGCTTGAATCCAGTTGTCATGCGTCTACGCGATCCTGGTCAAGGCGTAGGTATCACGCGATACGTCGTCCCCACGGCGCGGGGCCGCTGGTGGACAGTGAGCACCACGCAGCCGATCATTGCGGAGGAAGGCTACATCTGGGTTGACCCCACCATTCCTGCTACCCCCAGGATCTACCAGTACGTGAACGGCGCGTGGGTGGATGCGGTCGTGGGCCTGGAAGAAGCCGCGACTCGTGTATCCTGGGACGGCGGCGGATCCAGCGCCAGCGCCAACCTTGCCACGATCGCCAACCTCACCGGCCTCAACATCCCTGCGGATGAGCACATCATGATTGAGGCCACCTTCGCGAACACAGGCGGCGTGGACGCGACGGCGCTCGGCATAGAGATCAACAACATAACCGTTATGTCGGGTGTCGCGGCACCGGGTACCACGACTGGGGAGTATGGCATATGGCGGATCATCATTCCTAGGAGGGATGTCGCCGCGAGCCTGCAAGGGCGCAGCTACATCCTTGTGCCGGGGCAGGCCCAAGTCGTGACCACGCTGGCGTCGGTCCCGATTAATACGCCCATCACTTCAATCGAGTTGTTGGCCGACCCGAATAGCACCGTCAACTTTGAAATCCGAAACGTGGTTGTAAATTCGCTCCAGACCTAGTAAGGTCGCCAGCACAGGAGAACCCTCGTGAGCTTCGCTTATAACATCGCAAAGTTCAAAGCCCTCACTGGGGCGATGAACCTGGAATCACTCGACGTGCGCATGGCACTCATCAAGGTGCCTGGATCCACGACGACGGACACGGAGAAGGACAAGGCCACGCTGTCAGCGTTCACTACGCTGGGTGAGCTTGTCGCGACGAACTACGTACGCAAGGCGCTCGCTGCCGAAGATGTGGTACAGGACAACGGCAACAACCGGGCCGAGTTCATGGTGACCACACCGATCACCTGGACATCCCTCGGCGGTGGGGCCAACGATACCATCGGGGCCGTGCTGGTGTACTGTCACGTTACCAACGATGCCGACTCCTGGCCCATCGCGTACATCGACAACGCCGGGGCTAGCTTTGGGATCACCACGAACGGGTCCGACTTCAGCGTCAACGTCAATGCTGAAGGACTGCTTCAACTGACAGACTAAGGTAGTGCGCCGTCTTGCACGGCTTGCACGATGCCACCCATACACCATCGTTGGTCCGTAGGGGCACCAGTCTCGGTGCTACGGCAATGCAGGGATCGAAGTGACACCGGTACCGTTGCCAGTGGAGCGCCCGTGCGAACGTGTCGAAGAGTGAGAGATATTCCTGGGCGTAGAGCGTATCGCGGCATGAGCGATCATGGAAAAGCTGGTCTACGCGGCGGGGGACAAAGGTCGTTCGGCACTCAGGGCATACGCGGGCGTCTAAAGCCACAGGGCGGGCCTCCTTCGGCGTCTAGTAAGGTTCTAGCGCTTCCGGCCACTCCTGTCAACTGGCTGTCGGCAGGGCACAGAACTCGCGCCCTCGGGGGCAGTACCGGCGACAGGCGATGCATCGTGGATGTGGTGACGCTTTGCTGGGTGACTCGCCTAACCAGCACTCTTTCTCGATCTTGCAACAGGCGCAGACTTGGACCCGCCAGTTAGTTGACGGCGGCATCGAGCACCTCCGCTGGCTGGCTGCCGATGGTGGCGTAGAAGAAGTAGTCGTGATCGCGGCCATCTTCCCCGGCGCGGACATGTACGGGTGTGTCGTCGGTGAATCCTTGGTCGTAGGCGTGCCGGAGTATCGATGATAGCTCGCCAATCGTGGGCGGCGTGGTTGAGTGGAACTCCAGCTTGTGGACGAGTTGGACCTTCATGATTAACCCTTCATCTCTACGCGGCAGACTTCGCAGTGGCTGATGTGTTGGCCGGGGCCGTGGTCGCGGCTCAGCCAGTAGAGGCCAGACATGTTGTAGATCAGCTCGATGCCGAAGTGGATGCAGAGGAACCAGAAGATGTAGTAGGGCATCCGGTCTTGGCGGTAGACGAGCGTGAAGGTGATGATGAGAGCGACGTTGAGGGTGAATCGTACGAGGTGCCACCATGCGCCCTTAGTCATCGCGGGGCCACGGCGTACACGAACTTGGAGATGCTCCACGGGAAGTTCTTGAACCCATAGATCTCGTCCGTGGTGAATTCGGACTGGTAGTCGCCATCCAGGTAGTAGATGTGTGCTATTCCAGCGCCGGCAAAGAGTTTGGTGCAATCACCGCAGGGGGCAGTGGTCACGTAGAGTACGCTGCCCAGCGTTGGGATGCCTAGCTTGGCACACTGGATGATCACGTTGAGTTCGGCATGAATCGTGCGGCGGCAGTGGCCGTCCCGCATGAGGCATCCTGATTCGTCGCAGTGCAGGCCACCGGGGATGGATCCGTTGTAGCCGGTAGCGACCATGTGGCGACCCTGCACCAGCACGGCACCCACATGTCTACGTGGACAGGTCGCCCGCTTCGAGACTGCCTCCGCGATCTCCATGAAGGTATCGTGGAAGGAAGGACGGGTAGAGAGGCGATGCTCCACATTCACATCCACGTATGGTGCAGCGTCGGTCATAGACTGGTCGGTCATGTGGTTTGACTCCTTGGTGTGATTGGTTGTCGAGGATCCGTTGTTGGCGACGATAGTCCGTCATGCGTGGAACTTCGCCTTCCACACGGGGGCGTCGAGGACGTTGGTGGGTGCGCTGTACTCGAAGTCCGCGAACAGCATGGGGTAGCGGTCGAAGCAGATCCTTGCAATGCCGTCAGCCACGGCGCGCATTTCTTCCTCGGCGGCATCGTCGGTCCGCATCGAGATGACGTGACGCAGGGTACGGATGTTTGCCGACCACCCCATCTGCGTTGCCACGCCGTGTGGGAGCCATTTGCGTAGAGCGGATGTGTAGCGCTTCTTCTTATCGAAGTTCATCTCATCCAGGTGCAGGAGGCTGGTCATGTAGTTGACGTGCGACTGGATGAAGCCGTTGATCATCGCAGACTCTTTGAGGAGTTCGGCGCGGACGGCTGGCGTGAGGTCGGTGTCGTTGAACGCCTCGGGATACACGAAGTCCCAATCGTCAAGGCGCACGTAGCGCATGCTCTCCTGCGAGATCGCCACGCCCACGCGGTGCCGCACCAGTTCGTGGGTCACGACACGGGAGCAGTTGCGGATCACGAAGTTGACTTGTGCGTGTTCGAGTACGGAGCCGTGGCCGGATTCGAGGATGTTCCACAGGTACTTGGCCTGATCGCTGCGTACGCGGGTGAGGTTCTCGTTGCGGCTCGTATCGAAGCTGGCGTAGCACAAGCGGCCCATGAACTCGATCAGGTCGTTGAGCGTGGGCGAGGGGAGGTTGTCCCAATGAATGACGGTCGGGGTGTCGTATCCCGACTCACGGAGGTACATGCCGATGGCGTGCTTGTCGGGCATCGTTTCCCCGATGAGACGGACGGACGGCTGGACGTACTTCACTCGAATGTCTCCAGTGTGTCGATGATGTCGGCCACGTCCCAAAAGGCGTTCTCGTCCTTGACGTACTTGAAGTCGATATCGGCCTCGGCCAGGATCTCGTTCATGTTCTTGACGGCGGTGGGGGCGTTCGCATTGTAGCGGTTGCCGGGAAGCAGGAGCAGCACGTCACAGCCCTTATCCGCGAAGTGCTTGGCTTCTTCGAGGACGCCGCTAGAACGCGTCCAGCCGGGCATGCCGATGATCACGATCTGGTCCATTGCCCCGAAGATGGAGCGGTCCACCTTCATCCAGTATTCGCCGTCAGCGCGGTAGTTGGTGCGGTTCTCGGTAGTGAGGCCATCCTTGACCTGATCAATGAGGACGGACTCGTACCCGATGGGTGTGTAGAGGAAGTAGGGCAGTGCTACCTGCCACGCGCTGTACTGGAGGATGGCCGTTTCCTGTAGCACGGTGTCAGTGCGCCACTGGATGAGATCAGCGCGATCCCTGTCGGACCATTCCTCCCACAGTTCGGGGACGCCCTTGGGGATCTGGTAGGGACTGGCGACATAGATGTTCATCGCGTCGCCTCGGTCGGACGCATGCCGGTGGGTTCGGGCGGCGTATGGGCGCTCTGCTTCATGATGGCGGCGTTGATCTGCTGGCCGCGCTCCTCGGTTACGCATGCCTCGATGAGAACAGCGTAGTTCACGAGGTCACCGATCTTCTCGTCCCACACGGCTTGGCTGTGTGACTGCGGCTGTCGGACCATGTCCGCTACGCTGACGATGTGCTTTACCATCATGCCCCACGCGGCCTGTGCTGGCGACTCGCCTTTGAGGCCACCGGCGGCGTGGAAGTTGTGTAGGCGATCATCGCCGGGTGCGTACTCCTTCGCTTTGGAATCGAGCACCTTGCGGGTAAGCTCGATCCGGCGCTCTAGTACGTCGGTGAACTCGGAGGGGGTCATGAATCGTCTCCATCTGGCGTTGGGAGCGCGAGGCTCGATACGTACACACGGGAGGAGGGTTCGCCCTCTTTGTAGGGAACCTCGAATCCGTGCTTGGCGGCTAGGGCAGACAGCGCGACCGTGTCGATCCCGCGCCTGCCCTTGACTGTGCCGTGCTTGACCTTGTAGCCCTCGGTGTAGAGTTGATAGCCACGGTCAACGGCTGACAGGATCTGGTCCCTGATCTCGCTTTTCTCCGCTCGGAGGGCGGATTCCCTCTCCGATATATCTCTGTATTGGGCCGCGAGATCGTCGAGGTGCCCTAACATTTTTGGGTTCGGCGGTGCCATCGTTGGGATGGCGTCGAGGTCGATAGTCTCGGACTCGGACAGGCCAAGGAAGGCGGGACACTTGCCCTTGAACGGGCACCAGAAGCATTCCGCCTCGCGCCCATTAAAGCTCGGTTTCGGTATCCGACCCTCGTCCATCTCCTGGATCACTTCGATGTGTATACGGGCGTTGCTGCGCTCGAAGAATTCGTCATCCGGCTCGATGACACGGAAGCAGAAGTGGCTCGTCTCTTTGTTGTAGGCGCACACGAGTACCCACGACGGGCGGGCGATCCCCTTGGCGAGGACGGCGCGGAACTCGCCCGACTCCCACAGTTCATCCGACTTCACGTCCGAGAGTGTGTGGATGTACTCTTGTGTTTGGCCGTAATACTTGCGCATGAGGGTGTTCCTCATGTCGAAGCCGCGCTCTGCAAAGATCTTGTAGTTCGTGTTGTTGAGCGCCTTGGCTTCCAGCACCGCTGTCTCGCCACGGATTAATCGTTCGAGGGCTTCACCCGGTAGCCGCTCGAACAGCCAAGGGGTGATGTTGGCGAGGTCGCTGATCGCGACGATGGCTCCGTCAGGGTGGCCGGTGCGGTAGGGATCCTCGTGCGCTATCTCTAGCTGGGCGGATCCTGGCATCTCGGTGAAGTAGAGGTCGAGTCCTTGGTCGGCGCACATCTGCACGATCATGGGTTCCAGCGCCTTGCCGACACGGAACGCTACGTTGTTGTAGTCAGCCACCTTTTCGGTGCCTATGAGTTCGTGGTAGATCTCGTGGGAGCACATGTCGCCCCACGACATGCGGACTGCGCCGGTGCCTTTGCGTGGTATAGGTGCCATGTTAGTCCACCACGTTCCCTTCACCGATGGTGCAGTCCGCGATGGAGACATCGAATGCGATCTTCATGTCGCGGACAAGCTGGTGAAAGCGGTTGACGAACCAGTCGGCGTGCGGTGATGGCGTATCAGCATTATCACCGAACTTGTCTTGGATGGCGCGGATCTTCTTGATGCGCTCGAAGTCGATCACTTTGCACGCGAGGCCAACCTCTGCGACGGCGAGCATGTCGGCGGTGAAGCCAGCGGCGTCGGCGGTGCTTATAGGACGTGGTTGCACTGGTGTCTCCTTGTCATAAGTATACTATGCCGCGAGCGAGTTGTCAACAGGTCGCCACGTGCTGCGCGGATATGGGTGCTTGTCGGGATCGAATCCCTTGACCGTTCCCCACGATTGTCCGAACTCGAAATCCACGAACACGGGAACCTTGAGGGTGACGGCGCTTGCCATGATAGCGGGGATGGTTTCCGCGAGCCACTGCACTTCGCCGTCCGGTGCCTCTATGACTATCTCGTCGTGGACAAGCGCTATGATTTTGCTAGCGCAGTTACTAGCCTTCATGAAGCGGTACACACGGAGGGCGGCAGTCTTGAAGTAGTCGGCAGCCGAACCCTGGATCGGGTGGTTGATGGCACCGCGCTCAGCCTCGCCGCGCTTCTCGAAATCGCGGGACGTTATGTCGGGGAAGTAGCGCCGCCGCCCCATCATGGTTTCGGCGTACCCGTTGATCTTGCAGAACTTGATCGTGTCAAGCTGCCACTCGCGCCAGCCGGGGTAGGCATCGTAGACGCCCTTGATGAAGCTGTCGGCTTGCTCAATGGTCAGGCCCAAGGTGGGTGTGCGCTTGAGGAGGCCGTGCCCTGCCATGCCGTAGGCTACCCCGAAGTTCACGGTCTTGGCGACGAGGCGCATATCCTTGCGGCGCTTCACGGTCGGCTCGCCACGGGCTAGTTCGGTGGCGAAGATCTGGCGGATGGTGTTCTCGTGAATGTCCCCGCCCGGTCCAAGTTCGCGGATCATGGACTCGTCCCCGCTCAGGTGGGCCGCGATACGCATCTCTATTTGGGACAGGTCGATAGCGCATATCTTACTCATGGTGCGTACGGCCCATGCATGTCCTCTTCGCGAGGCTTGAAATATCCGCAGTTGCAGCACACGACCCCGATGAGCGTCTCCCATAAGAAGAAGCCTTTTAACTTGCCGTGGAAGCAGTGGTACGGCGAGTTAACGATGCCGCCGCAGTTGGTTACGCGACGATCAGGTTTGGGTATCGCCATGTTAGTCCTCACGTTTCCAAGGCGTGACGCTCCAGCGCTCGCCTAGATACAACATGTACTCACGGGTAGCACCGCACCAGATGCATCCTTCGATGCCGGTAGTTGTGAAGATGCGGTGGTGTTCGTGGTACTGAGCAGGCCCGTGGATCCCGAGTTTGCAGAACAGGCGCTTAAACATTCCAGCCATCCTCTTTGTTGAGTCGTGCAATGATCAGTTCGGCCTCGGCCGCGAGATCTCGTGGGGCCACCTTGTTGTCGCGGCCAGCGTAGGCGGCGCATTCGTGGTAGCCGTTGTCATCGGCCAGCCGCCACTTGCCGTCCTGCTTCTGCTTCCATGACAGATCAGTTGCCTTGCAGTGCTTGCAGTCAGGCACGATCTATCACCCACGGTATGTGTAGGTAGCGCGTGGTGTCATCACGTGGAGTCTGTACGTCTAGCGGAATCGTGACCCTGCTTCTGAGTATCAGTGCGCCCCATACGTGGATTTGTGCGACCATCACCTCATCCAGGTAGAGGCCGGGTGGTACCTCAAGCCTAAAGTTACCGGTAACTGTGCCTTGGTCGTTCCTGACGTTATGTACCTTCGGGTTCCACCAGCGATAGACTGGTCGCTCCCTCTTGCCACGGGCCAAGATAACTTGATGCTCATCCATTGTCAGGCTCCATTGGTGCAATGAACGCGTTGCGGATGAGTGAGCCATCCACCTCGAAGCTGAGGTCGTCGCGCTTGCGGGCTGGTATGTTGGTTTGGTTAGGGTTGGCTGAGGCGAACCGTCCGGTCGCCACCGATGCCTGCTTCACCTCGCTGTGTATGCGACCGGCGTTATCCATCCACTTCGGGAGTCCCTCGATGTAGGTACCGAACATTTTCTGGATCGCCTTGTAGGTGAGGATGTCACGGACGAGGGGGTTGGCGGAGTACGGTGCGAGGGATACCTTGTCAGTCGGCATCGCCTTCTGGTTCTTGGTTACGCGGAACGTGGGGATCTGGTGTTCGGTCGGCCACACGTAGAGCGCGTTCTGGACCTGCTGCCAGGATCCGGGATTGAAGCGCACACCCTTGTTCTTCTTGTCGGCGGGTGGAGCAAACTCATCTACGACTTCCATGATGCGGGCGTACACTGCCTCTAGGCCGGTGCGGAGGTTCGCGGCGGCTTCGGTGAGTTCGTTGGGGTCGAACAGCATCCCGTTCCGCTCGACCTCGATGACTACGTCGTTAACGGGCACTTCGAGATCAGCGTACAAGTCCCACTGGTTACGTTCCTCAAGCAGATGCTTAAGGACGTAGTAGAGGCGCAGCGAAGCGTCGGCATCTTGGGCGGCGTAGGCCACGACTGAGGGGAAGTCGGCGTCTTGAGCGGCTCGCATATCGACAACGTAGTTACCACTTCGGGGATCCTTTCGCTTGAAGCCTCGATCATAGAAGGTCTTGATCTTCTGCATCTCGATGCCAGTGGCTAGGTGAAAGCCGTCTTTCAGGCCGAGTGGGTAGTCGCCCGCCACCCACGCCATGAGCATCGTGTCATCCCAATTCTGTAGGTCGATCCCGTACCCGTGGCAGATGTGTCGCTCGAACTTGGCGTTCGACACGATCTTGAGATGCTCGGTGGACTCTAGCTGTGGCTGGATCATGACCATGACCGCTTCGGCTTCTGCGTCATCCTCGAAGGGGTAATACAGGCCGTCGCCGGGATCAGCACAGACACCCAAGCCGATGACCTTCGCGCCGCGCATGCCTTGGTCGTTGTCATAAATTTCATCACCGCTGTCGTCGGCACCGTTGCCGGTATCGGTTTCAAGGTCGAAGCCGAAGATGGGTGCTTCCACGGCGCGGCGGATCTCATCCAGGGTTGCCACGGTGCGGCGGAACGGGAGCGCGTTCGTCTCGTACTTGCCAGTCCGCATAATGTCTACGGCTTTGTGAAGATCCTGCCGGAACAGCGGCGTCCAATACTGCGGGTTCTGCTGCACGAATATGGGCTGCACGGTCGGTATGATGTATCGGTCCTTGCCCCATAGGTGGCGCTTGTAAACATTGCCCCGGATCTGGAGGAGGCCAGCTTCGTCGGGCAGCATCTGCTTGACGGCAGCAGCGCCAATCACGAGGATAACGATTGGATCAACTGTCTCGCCCTCCTCATCCAAGTAGGGGCGGCAGATGCGGGCCTCGACGTTGAGGACTTCACGATCCTTGAGGGGGCGGCAGTGGACGATGTTCGTGCGGAAGCAGTCGCGGTCCATGTCTACGTGCATCGTGGACAGGTGGTGGGCCAGGATCTGGCCTGTCTCCCCAGCGAGGGGCTTACCGATTTGGTCCTCTCGTACGGCGGGGGCCACGGAGACGATCATCATGCGGGCATCGTGGTTGCCGTACCCCGGCACCACACGGGTGCGATGCTCACTGAGGGGGCATTTTTTGCAGCCGAGTAGGCCGTCGAGGAACATCGGTAGTGGTTCACTCATCGTCGTGGCCCCTGATTTTCTCAACTTCTGCAACGATGGCATCACCCGCCGCATTCTCCAGCAGCCACATGCAATCAATGCATAGATGGATATGACCGGGCTTAGAACCGCCCCAACGACGGCTAACCATTGCATCCACTTGGGCCGAAAGAGTTAGCGTAGCGCGCGGATCAGCGGGCTGACCACAAATACACTCAGCCAATTAGGATCTCCAGCTTCTCGCCGCAGAACGGGCAGTAGGTGACCGGAATCCGTACGATGTCCATACCACCTGGATCGGTGGCTACCAGTCGCCAGCTTGTCCATGTTGAATCAAAGGTCAGCCGCAGCGGTTCGTAGATGCCGTCACATATGTGACTGGTCGAGTAGTTGAGTTCTATTAGGACGCTCATCGCCGGTTCCCCATGATGGTGAGGTACTCGTGGATCATTGGGATCTCTAGTCCGACGTGGCCGTTCGACATTGTCTTGTGTTGAATCTTGATAATGCGCAACTGCTTTTCGAGTTTGCAGCGCACCATTCGGTGCTCAGCGGTGAGATCGTCGGTGAGGAAGTAAGTCCTTGTGCTGCGTTTAAGGCGTAGGTCAGCAAGCAGGAGGGCGATCCGTCCATCAGTGCTGAGCAGAGTTGCCAGCCACTTGAGGATATCTTCGCTGCGGGCGAGGAAGCTGTCGTATGTTGGGGCTTGAGAGAGGTCATTCTCATCATGTGTGTACCCGATCATGTTCCAGTAGGGAGGGTGCCAGAAGATGAGGTCCACGCCCGCATCCGGTAGCTCGTGTTGGACGCCCTGACGCACGACCTTCTTCATCACGTCGCCGCCCTTGCGGATGTCGGTGGCGTACCACGGGACTTTGAGATGCTCGCACACCTCGCCCGTGGTTCCGCCGCCGTGCATCGGATCGTATACGAAGCCGGGTTGGTAGGTTTCGATGAGGTCTTTGATCAGGTAGCCCGACACGTTGCCACGAAAGAGTGAGTCACCGTACGGGCCACGGTTGGGGTAAGAGGCTACGGAGTCTGCAAATGCCATAGCTAATTTTACCCCAACGCTAGTGAGTTGTCAACTCTACTTGTGGCCTTCCCACATCTCGATGTTGGATACCGAATCCGTGACGAAGGCGTTGACCTTGGCGGCGGTGATGCCGGCCCATCCAGGGATCAGCTTGTAGGCACCCTCACCGGAGCAGTAGAAGTTGCGCAGCGAGCCGAAGATTGCCAGAGCTTCCCGCGCCCGATCCTCGCCCACGCCGGGGAGAGTCATCAGGTTGGAGATCCGCTTGTCGATGGGTGCGCCCACGGGGAGCACGACATCGCGGATGGCATCCTTGCTGCGGAAGAACTTGTGCGAATCCTCTGGCTTGCTCCAGTATTTGATCAGGTTGAGCAGGTACTTGTGCTCGTTCTGCGGGCTGTCCGCGTAGGTGACGATGACGCCGTGTGATTGAGCGCCGTTCAGGACGTTCATCAGGCGGTCGTAGGTACACGCCTTTGCCATGCGTGGCAGGGAGACGTAGCCCTCGCGGTCTACTTGGACCGGCGCGGTGATCAACAAGATGACCACGTCGTAGCACAGCAGCATGTTGGAGATCTGGAAGGCGAGGCGGTCGTTGTTGATCTTGCCCACCACGTCGGAGACGGTGCTGACTTCGATCCCGATGCGTGCTTGGCGTCCCAGCTTCTCGACGTGGCACCCAAGGAAGGAGTAGTCGCCGAAATCCTGGCGCTCGCACTTGATGGGGACGCCCGCGTATTCGAGGGCTTCCGCCGTGTCTTTATGCACACGATACTCGCGGTCATCCATGATGACGGTGGGGAGGCCGGATGCGGCTTGGGCTGACGCTTTCTTCGCGGTGCCCGGTTTAGGCAGGGGTATCGGGGTTGCCATCTGCTGGTGACTCGCTTTCTTCGTTCGTGTTGTTCATGGCGGCGCGGGCAGCGGTGAGTACCGCTTCGGCTTCCACGGGATCCACGATGTTTTGGGTCTTGGTGACCTCGACGCGGAACTTCTGGAGATCAGTGTAGAAGTTCGTGAACGGGCGGGTGTAGTGACAGGCTTCGCCGCGATCCTTGACGACAGTCATCTGCCGCAGGATACGGGGTTCGCTGCGGGTACCCTTCTCATCCATAGGCCGCGCCGACCACAGGATGACACAGGTGTCCACCATTTTTGTGAGTTTGCCCACGCCGGTTGGTTTCATTCCGAGTTGATCAAAGAGGAGGATGGGTTCGCGTTGCTCGCGGCCAGCCCCGGTCTGCATGTCGGTGACGTGGGCCAGCCCGATGAATCCAGCGCCCTTCGCGTTGTTTACGAGCGGGCGCATCGAGGCTTCGTACGTGCGGGACACGATGCCCCACGTGTCGCCGTCGAAGGCACCGAATCCCTTCTTGCGCTCCGCTCCCCACGATACCATTCGTGAGACGACTTCGTCATCGAGTTGCAGGCCACGGATGTTGGCGATGAACTCTTGGGCGAGAGCGTAGGAACTGGACGCGAGGTCCACAATGATCCGGTCGCCACGCTTCGCTTGCCGCGTGATGTGGTTGGCAGTGCGGGCAACCATCTCCCAATTGGGGGCGTGAAAGACGTGGACGTTGCCGCCGTTGCCCTCGAACAGATGAGCGAACTCATAGCCATCCGAGAAGAACGTGGGCGCGGTGTCATCCGTGTCGATCATGTAATACTGGTTGCCGTTCTCGGCCACGAAGTCGGCCTGAGCCATCTGCACCCACGCGTATGACTTGCCGCTGTTGGTATCACCAGCGAGGAGGATCTTGTCGCGAGGCGGGTTGAGCGTGGACACGACAGGTTTCGAGCCGAGGGTTTCGGGTGAGATCTGTGGGGCACCACTGATCGATGGCCGTGCGGTCACCGTGGGGCGGGACGCCAGTGACACCGGGGGTGCCTTTGGCGTACGTGGTAGGGGTTGAGTCATTATAGAGATCCTTGTGATATGTGCTCAGTGCTGCCGATACGTCAGGCTCCGACGTAAGGGCAGCACTGAGCCTAGATCAGTGATGAGTTAGAGGGCCGGGGAAAAGCGAAAAACCCCGGCCCCCTGAACGCCCGATCTCTTAGGCGCTTGCAGCGGCACCGCGCTTGCCAGCCGGTTCCTGCCCCTTGATGTAGGCAGGCGGGAGGCCAAGCTCGGTGCGGACATCGTTGTCGATGCCGTACAGATCTTCGGCGCGGAACTGGCGGCGGCTGGTGCCGTCACGCTGTTCCACGGCACGCTGGATGCGGCGGAAGTGGAGTCCGACGAGATCTTTGACGGACTCGAAGTGGAAGAACGCGGCGTTGGCCGGGTTCGCGGACACACCGAGAGCTTCGAGGTCGGTGAGGAACACCCCGTAATCGGACTGCCGGCCTGGATCTGCGCGGGAGCGCTGGCCGTCCTTCTCGACTTCGCGGGGGAGGTTGAGGTACCACTGGATGTCGCCCGTCTCGAAGCCCTTCTCGAAGGCGTCATCGACCCGAAGGTGGATGATCATCTGGTCCTGGGTGGTGTAGTATTCGCCGGGCTTGGTCTTGGACTCAAGCTCCTCGCCGCCCCGCTTGCCCTCGATGCCGATGATCGTGACGCCGAGGTCGGCCATCATGCCATCGCTGAGGCTTTCGACCGATGTGGTCAGGGTGGAGAACATGTTGAGGGTGTCATCATCGACACCGAGGACGGTTGGTCGCCCCTTGGCGACAGCGGTTGCTTCTGCCATGTTAAGTTAGGATCCTTCTTGTAACACTGGTGGTTGGTCGTTAACGGTGGGATCGTCCAGAGGTCAAAGTGGTGGTAATTGGCAACTCCTGTAAGTAAATACTAGCACACGTGAGTAGTGTTGTCAACAGTACAAAAACGGGCAGAACGTTATAGTACGCCTGCCCGTTTTCGCTGTCAAGCCCTCATCAGGAGCTAGGGCACATACCCGATGGCGGCACCGATGCGGGGGAGCATCTTCGCTATGTCGGGGTAATACTTCCACCCGTCGATGCGCATCGACTCCTTGAACCACTGCGGAAAGTGCTTCCCGTTCTTGGCCCAAAAGAACTTGAACGACTCATCCAGGATGATGGTTGGGCCGTTGTGTTCCTGCGTCCGCTTGACCCGGCCCGCCGTCTGGACGATCTGGCAGATGGTGTAGTAGTCGTAGAAGAACGGGTCTACCTCTTTGCGCTTCGCTATCACGGGGTCAGTCGTGGGCGGGAACGACAGCTTCGTGATGATCTGCCACTGCGGTATGTTGGGTAGGTCCAAGCCAGTCGAAATCGATTGGCCCAGCAGTACCTTCGGTTCCTCATCCGCTACGAAGTCAGCGATGGCTGCGTCCTTCATCTTGAAGCGGGCGTACTCGTTAGAGCGTCCGTCGTACGAGATGATGCGGGAGCGGTAGCGGGTTTGGGTCAGGAGTTCGTCGCGCATCTTCACCGAGGGGACATGGATGAGTCCCTTGTCGGCGTGGTGCTTGGCGAGGAAGGCGTCCATCACCGCGAAGAGGTACTGCTTGGCGCGGGGTGTGATCTTGTAGTTCACCCGCACCGTGGGACAGTACAGGATCAGCGAGCGCACCCGGTTGAACACCTTGGGGCCGATGATGACTTCGACATCTTCTTCCTTGAGGCCCAAGTTTTTCATGAGGAGGGTGGGCGCAAGGTAGGCGCTCATAATGATCACCTTCTCTTTGGCACCATCCAGGATCCGCTTGAAGCCGTACTTCCCGTAGATGGGCCGCGCCGACCACTCCTTGTTGTTGCGGTCAGGCTCGCAGATGACCCACTCCTCCAAGTCCTCATCCTTGAGTTCGCGGATGGTGTTGAAGGCTTCGGTCACGCGCTGCACGACTTGCAGTGCCTTGACGATAAGCTGGATCGCTTGGCCCTTGGACTGGTACATCTCAGCGGTCAGGATGATCTCACCCTCGCCGTTGAAGGGGAGGCCCAGCCGTAGGGCTTCCTTGTCGATGGACTTCTTGAACTGTTGCAGCGCCTTGAGGCCGTCCAGCTTCACCCACAGGCGAAGCTCCTTCATATCATAGGTGCCGATGTTCTTGATGAGGGGGACGCCGATCTGCTTCATGTCCGCGAGGCGGAACTCCACGATGGCGGCGCTCATCAGGATCTGGTCCAGGTCGTGGCCCTCGTCGCAGATGATCCAGTCCCGCTGGCCGAAGGCGCTGATCTTCTCGCCGTCCGTTTCGTGCAGCCAGTAGGCGTAGTTGTGGATGGAGATCTTGGCGCGGGCTGCGGCAGCTTTTCTCTTGAAGTAGTGGCAGGTGGGCACGTCGAGGGGCATGCCCTGCTTGCTCCACGTTCCCTTTAGACTACATTTCGCGCCGACCGTACACGGTGCATCCTTGGCCGACTGGAACGTCAGATTGCACTCGGAGTGCGACCGCCCGTTCATCAGGATCAGCCCCTGGATATCGTTGAGGTACTGTTCCTGTAGCTGGATGGTTTGCGTCAGGACAATGGCGGTCTTGTCAGCCGCGATTGCAGCGGACGTAGGGATAATGGACTTGCCGCTGCCGCATTCGGCTTCCAGCATGATGATCTTCTTTGGCGAGTTGGCGATCATCTCTGCTAGTTCTTGTTGCCCCGCTCGCCATTCCCATTCAGGGGGCGTCAGCCCGAGGCTTGCGAGATCGTTTGGCATTGTTTGGGTGCGTACTGCTACTGGCATCTTCTTCGACGGGATCCTTTAGGTTATCAGTGGAGACTGGAATTGCGTCCAAGTCTTGCACGGTTTGGCGCTTCGCGATGTTCACTAGGTCATCATACTGCTCCAAGATTTCTTCGTCAGTTATTTGGCCGAGCATTATCAGCTTGACGATGATGCCTGATACGTCGGGGGTGCGAATGAGCGCCTTGATCATGGCGGCTTCCCAATAGGTGTCCACCTCGCGGATGCGACGGGCACCGTCGAACCACTGAGTGATGGCGTTGGCCGCTTGTGGGTAGTCTTGATTAGCCATCATGTCCCGCAGCATATCCGCGAGGCGAGCGGCCTTCTCCTTGGCGTCGGCGCGCACATTGGCGTGGGCCACGAGTTTGCCGCCGGTCTGTTCAAGGAATAGCTGTGCGGCGAGCATGGGGGTCGTGGATACCTCGCCCTTATCCATCTGCTCCTGGATGCCGCGTAGCTTCTTGAAGCCTTCGACCGCGAACCACCGCATGAGATCGCCATTGGTTTTCCACACCGCCTTCGGCATGCGTGAGCCGATCTTGTCACGGAACTCCTCGAACTGTCCCATCATGGAGACAGGGAGCCGCGTCGAGATGACTACAGTCTCCTCACCCGGATACGTTCGTGCCGGGTAGTCAACGATGTCATCCAGTATGGAGACAGCCGTGGGGAATGCGTCAACATCGAGCAGCGTCTCTTTGAAGGGATCAGCCTTAGCTGGCTCCCCCTCTTTCTCTAGCGCGCTGAGGATGTCGTCGAGATCGTCCTGTGGTGGCAACGTAGCTCGTCTTTCGCTTGTCTGCTCAGTGTACCCGGTGCGTGGTGTGTTGTCAACACCACCGCACAGCTAATTGCGGATCGAGTAACGTTCGGGATACAGCAGCAGCAAAAGGTAAAAGAGAGTGGTGGCTAGAGCGGGCACAAGTATAGCAAGGTGCAGTACGAGGCGCAAGCGCCTAAACATCACCGCGTTCGTTGCGAATGGCGGCGCACTGCTCGTCAATGCGGAGCTTGGAGATCCACGTGGAGAGGGTGCTGTTGTCGATGTCTAGTGCATCGGCGGCTAGCTTGTCGGTGTCGTGATCAACGAGGGCGTCGATCAGGATGTCTCGTATGTCTTTGCCGTCGTTGTCGCGCTCAAGCTGGCGCATGGCGAGCGACTTCTTTACTGGTGTCCAGCTTGCTACACTCATGTTTATAAGGTAGCAGTTTGAAGCTAGGTTGTCAATGCTCGTTCGTTGACAGCTACCTCTATTATAAGGTAACGTGCCAGCATGCCAGAACCTAATGACGGCTACGAAGGCATCACTGTTCCACCAGGATTCGATCCTCTGAAGAACTGCGGCGCGAAGTTGCGTAAGAAGGGCAAGCTGTGCATGAACGAGTGCGGCTTCAGGACCGAGGATCTCGGTAATCCCCTGAAGCGGTGCTATCTTCACGGGGGGCTGACTCCGGTGAAGAGTGGTGAGTTTAGCAAGATCGTGGGTGGACGTGTGCCAGCAAAGAACCGCGTCTCCCTGCGTGACCAGATCGAGGAGATGCGGCGCAGCCCTGACCTCCTAGCACTGGACGAGCAGATCGCTGTCCTCAAGGCAGTGATTCGCCGCAAGGTAGACATCGCTGAGGATAGCTGGGATCGTTATGACGCATACTTGGACGCTTGTAAAATCGCTGCCCAAACGAATGGCGCGATGCCTGACGCTACAATGGTACCCGGCCTGCCTCATGAAGAGATGTCTCTGCTCAGTAAGCTCGTGGGCCAGGAATACGAGATGCGATTTAGCAAGCGCTTCAGCGTCCCCTTGTTGGAAGTGCAAGCGCTCGTCGCTCAAATCGTGAACGCGTTCAACGAGACTGCCACGCGCTACAATATTAGTGATGAAGCGCGGCGCTCCTTCGCCGTCAAGATCGCAAACCTCAAGACGGCCCGCGTTGGTGAGGATGCACAGCTTAGCCGCGCAGGACTCGGCCCTGTACTTGAGGCACCGCGCAGCATGGATGAGCAGACCGTTATCGACGTGACACCAAGTGGGGCCGACGTTGCAGCCGGATAACTTCCAGACTGGACTCATACAGAATCCATTTGATGGCCGCGACTTCGGCCATGTTATGGGTAGTGTGCTAGCACGGGTGGCACCGACGATACCGTCGTCCCGCTACTGGTATCCAGGACTTGTCACGATCAACCAAGGGAACGTGGGCGCGTGCGTTGGCTTTACCGGGGCCAACTGGATGCAGAACTCACCGGTGCGCACACCTGTTACATCACAGACGGGGTTTGACCTTTACTATGCGTGCAAGAAAATCGACGGGATCCCCAACATTGAAGGAACGTATAGCCGCGCACTACTGGAAGTCCTTCGTGGACTCGGCAAGGTCAAGCGATACCTCTGGGCGACAACGCCAGTTGATCTTAAGGATTGGGTACTCGGAATTGGACCAGTTCTTGTGGGGACAACTTGGCGATACGGGATGTTTAACCCCGACGCCAAGGGGTTCGTATCCTGTACGGGTGAGGTCGTTGGGGGACACGAGTATCTTGTTCGTGGATACTCTCGACCCCTCGATGCCTACCGTTGTCGAAACTCTTGGGGCAGTTCTTGGGGTATCGGACTTGGCTCACGTTGGTCCGGCTACGGTGGTGAGTTTTGGATCAAGCGAGCCGACCTAGAAGGAATGATCTGGCCGCAGCCCGGTTCCGGTAACTGG